TAAGTGATAATACATTCAGAGATGAGTTTGTGATTTCATCTTGTTTTTCAATATACTTACCATCTGCAGTAAGTGCGAACATTCCATTATCAATTACTACATCAGTTCTATCTGTACTATATCTTCTATCACTAGAACCACTTCTAGATGCTTTATTAGCTTTAATATCTACTAATAAAGCTTTAAGTCCACCTTCTTTCTTAGTAGACTTACCTTCAACACCAATTCCATATTTCTCTACTGAACTTCTTCCTCTTTTCATATTTAATATTCCAGCCAAACTTCTTTCCATTTTATTTCCTCCTCTTTTTTCTAATTCTATTCTTTCAATTTCTTCAAGCTCTTTTTTAGTTTTAAGAGCTTTTGTTAATACTGGCACATAATCATCACCTGGTTTACTAAATGTACCCCTACAAGCAACTGTTGTAGGAGTATTCATAAAGTTCATTCCAGGTACATAACTACCTGTATAACTTGTAGTTCCTTTACGTTTCTTTTCTCTGCTAATATCAGCATAAGTTTTTGGTTTAGTTACTGAATTACTTTTAATAACTCTAAAGGCATCACCTAAAGCCATAACATTAATCCTCCTTTTCTTAATCATTAACTGCAGCTAAAATTAGTTCTGCAAATTCTTGTAAATCATCTTGTGATAATCCATATCCTTTATTAACACCACCTGAGAACACATTAAGAGCTGTTCTTATGTCTGTTAATTGGAATGCTCCATTAAATCTTGGTTGTTTTTCTTTAATAAGTTCTTCCATATGTTCAATACTCATTAAGTAATCTCCACGTTTGTCTTTTGAATATAGAACTTGAATTAATTGACCCAATTTATAGTCTTTCATCATAGTTGCATATATTGTAAGTGGAGTTGTATCATTTGTTAAGTAAGTATATTGCATTAGAGAACCTATTTCAAAGTCTCTTGGTTCAACTATATCATGTCTTGTTGATGTTCCAAGTACATTCATTACATCTACTACTGGATTAGTAGAACCAGCAAGTGCAGATAAATAATAGAATGCTTGTGTTAAAATACTAGTATCAGTATTAATAGATACTCCTAAAGCTTCTACTTTTTGGTTTAGACCTTCAAACACTCTTGCTTTAATATATGCAAGTTTATCACTTACATCGTGAGGTCTTCCAGATAATATAGCTATGATATCTGAACCTACTTGAACATAGTTTTTACTTCCTTCAACTAAATCTTTAAATATATCAGCTACTGGTCTTGTAACTACATCTTCTAGATATCCATAGATGTTATCAAGCTTATCTTCTATTTCTTCTCTAGATAATGAGTTTCTTGAATCATCTACTCTATCACCTATATCACCAATGTAAGAAGATTTAGATGGGTTGTATCCACCTTGTATTACTCTTCCACCACCTCTTTTAGAAACATATTTAAGTTTTTTGATTACCAAAATAAGAGTTTGTAATAAATCAACTGAACTTATCATATCAAATACCATGTTTTCAAGTTCAGCTGAAAAGTTAGCATTTCTCATTTCAGCAATCAAAAGTGGTGCTCCTACTTGAAGACCTGATGCTAAGTCATTAACTTCATCAGCCATAACACCTACATCTTTAATTCTTTCTAGTAAAACTGGAATATCGTCTGCATCCAGCTCTCCTATATAGTCTTCTAAGTGTTTAAACTTACTAGGTTCTTCAGTTGTTCTACCTGCACCTAGTTCACAAACTGTTCCAACAAAGTCTGAATTTACTGTATGATTTACAAGTTCAATTAAGTTTCCTCTGTCAGCATAGTTTATAAATTGTACTGCCATATCAATAATTACATTTTGGTCTTCTTGAGTCATTTCTAAGAAATCAGTAGTTGCAAAAGATTCTAAAAATCTTCTGTCATTAATACCTTTAAGTATCTTATTATAATATTCAAGTAGACTCTCACCATTAACAGGTTTAAAGTATGTAAGCAAAAATCTAGTTCTAAATCCTAAATCTTCCTTTTTGTAGTCCCAATTTGTAGAACTTACACTCTTTAAGTAACTGTCAACTTCCTTTATCATTCTGCCTGTTCCAATATCTTTTTCAGCCATTTTTACTACCTCCTGTTTATTTATTATATTTTAGCTAAAACATCAAGTCTGGCTAACTTGATTTTCAATATATTATATGTAAGTATTATGAAATAGAAGACTATTCAAAATCTTCATTTTCAAAGTCATTTTCTGCATTTTCAAATTCCAAATCTATTTCATTTGTATCCTTAAGTGCGTTCAAATCTATCTGTGTTCCCATAGAATTACAGTAATATGTACGTATGCTTCTACCATAATCATCAGGATGAAGTTTCATAGTACCCTCTATTAATGGTATAACACAGGTTGCAACTTCTGGTTCTCTAAAGAAACGTCGTGTTTGTGCATCATTACGTATCTTTTCTGTAATACGTCTATAACTATCTGCTGTTTCTATATCACGTTCAGATAGTTTATACCTTGCAACTTCATCTCTGTCTTTTTTAATATCAAGTGATACATAGGTATCATATCTTATATGTCTATCTGGAGACTCTGGGTCTATTGGTCTTTGTATCTTAAATACGTCTCCATACATAAGTATTTCCAAATTATCTTTAACCTGTTTAGAACCTCTAAGCATATTATCACCCATAGTTACAATAGGGTCTATAAGTTTTGTATATGCCTGCATTTGTCCAAACATCATAGAAGCTTCGGTATCAAGTTGTTGTGCTGTAAGTATAGGTATTTTATACTCTATTGCTACTTGACGAAGTTCTATTGCTTTTAAAGATAAAGCCTGTGATATATCTCCACCTGTTGTACCAAGTTGCTGTCCTACTCTTGATTTAACTCCCATAAGACCAATATAATCAACCACTACCATTATAGGTTCATATCCTTGCATTTGATAACGTTTTATACTACGTCGTATATCATCTGCAGTTGGTCTACCAGTTGAGTTTTCATTTATAGTTATTTGGTCATCATATATAAGAGGAAGTTTAACTCCATGTCTTTTTGCTTCTTCTATCATAATCATGTTAAGTTTATCTTTAAGTTCTTCTTTTGGTATTTTATAAATTATATTCTTATCAACACCAAAGAAAGATAACTGTCTTTGTAAAAGCTGTATAAGTTTCATCTCATACGATACAAATAGTATGCAAGGAGTTCTTCCTTCTTGAAACGCTAAATCTTCTGGTTTATTATTAATAGATGCATATATTGCAACATTTTGCATTATAAGAGATTTACCATGACCAGACAAGCAACATATCATAGAAAGTGTACCTGGTCTAAATCCATTACCTACAAGTTGGTCTATTGCTGGAATTGATTTTATTTGTAGTGCCTGTTCACGTTCTGCCTGCTCTATAACAGGGTCAGAATTCTGTATTCCATTAATTGGGTCTATTATCATAGAGTTTCCAGCACCTTTATCTCTTTGAAGTATAATTGACCTATCTGATAATGTTTGAATATATTTTAAAATGTCTTCTTGATACTGACGTCTTGATTTACCTGGATTACCTGCTTCCAAAGATATAAGCTCATCCTGAAGTACATCAACTATGGGATTTAAACATCCTACTATAGTAGTTGCATTAAGTCTATCTATTAAATCAAGTTTATAACCTTTATTAACTCTACTCCCATTTATAATAGAAACATAAGACTTAGTAGTATCAGAAAACCCATAATTAACATACATTCTCATTGCTTCACGTTGAAGCTCTATCTTAGATGTTAGCAAGTCTTCGATAAATCTATCAAGTATAGGAACTTCAGGTGTTATATCTTGAGGTTGAATATAACTTATACCTTCTTTAACTCCTCTTAGAAAAACTACATCAGATGGGTCAGATATTATGTATGTAAGTAGTTCTCCTAATAACTCATTATCCATGTAATCACCTCCTATTTAAGTTCTATTTCTTTTGCTAGTGACTCAGATATAGTTTCATTGGTTTTCATTTTGTAAAACTCATATACAAGCTCATCTATATCATTAGTATCTATCTTTATAGTAGAAACTTTCTTCTCCTCACTTATGTGTTTTATTTGTGTATATAGTGGTTTAACAGTATTTATAAATTCATTATACTTATTCATAGTTTCATTTGAACTATTTATAGATATAACAAATCTAAATTCTTCTGTATTTTTATCTTTAAATTCTTTTATAAGCTCATCAATATTATCAGTAACCATATTAATCTCAACTTTTCTAACATCCTTTACCATATTATTGGTAATAGTTTTTAATGTATATTCCCTACTATTTGTGTCAACTTCTATAAGTTGAACTCCGAATACACGATTGTAAGTTACTTCACCAGGACTATTTATAGCTCTTCCTGTATAATATGTTTTAGATGTACTCATAAAATTATGTACATGTCCTCCTATAACTATACATTTTGCATAATCTTCAACATCTTTGTGTTTCATAACTAGATTTCTATGTAAGTTCCATTGTGAGTCATGTTGTTTTACTGCTGGTATTGCAAACCCCATCATACCATGGAATATAATTACATCTTGTGAGAATGCAATTTTAGTTTGTAAATCAGATAAAAAATCATCATATTTAGAATAATACATCTCTGGTATAAATCCTATGTTAAGTCCTTTTATATTTTGTGTACACATAGAATCTATATAGAGAATATCTTCTTTCATAAACGAACATACATTTTGCATTATATCTCCGTCATGACTTGGTGTTCCTCTAAGTACCACAAATGTAGTACCTTGTTTTTTACATACATCTTTAATATCTTCTACAAAATCACATAACTGGTGAAAATCATTACTTTCTGCTCTTAAATTACGTGAATCTGCTGTATCACCTGCAATTATAAAGATATCAGGCAAAGATTCGATTATAGACCCCTTTAAATAGCTTTTAAAGGCATCTCTTTTATCTTCTGGTATCTTTTCAAAGTGAATATCTGCTGTAACAAGCAAACTTTTCTTCATATTATTACCTCCATAACTTTATTTTTAATCAAGTTACAATATATGCTTGTTTTTATTTTAACCTCATTAAAAACAAAATTTGGTATAAATCTAGTAAGGAAAGGAGAGATTTAGATGGATATACTAGCGTCAGTTTTTGAAGTAGTTTTAGACCACCTTAAAACGTCAGGATTGCAACTTGGTGGCTTTCTTGGTATTTTCTACCTGTGTATGCAAAATGCTACTTTAAGGAGTGCTACTATAAAGATAGGGAACGCTATCTTACGTGTGTTATTTTCTAGGATAACTTCCTTTGCTCTAAAAGTTACAAATAAAGGGTCTCTTCTTAATGAATTATTACTTAGTATACAAAGTGCTATTATAAATAATGATAAGGAAAAAGTTGATGAAATAAAGGATGAAGTGAAAGATATAAAGAAGTCTTCAGAAATACCAATATATCAAAAACCTTCTATGTTCACATACATAAGAAGACCACTAGATGTCATGATTACATCAAAGAAATTAATCCTTAGAAGAAATCTATTTAGGAACATAGCAAGGAGGCGTAAATTACGTAGAACGCAATCTAAATAATTTGCGGACACAAAACCTACTCTGGAAATACCAGAGTAGGTTATTTATATTATTTATTTCCGCTACATTTGTATGTTGTCTATTGAGCCTCTAATTCTTAGCTCTTCTAGTAACTGTTTTTTATTATCTGTTGCATTCTGAAAGTCTTGTAAAGGTGGGTCTATTGCACCATTACCTATATCAAGTTTTAAAAATGCAAGATTATTATTAAACATATCAATCATTAAATCAAGTTTACAAAGCTCTTCAAATCTAGACTCAAGATTAATAGTAATTGTAGATAGATTCTTTGGATGTTCACATATAATTTGTATCTCTTTATCATATAAAAGGTCTATTATATAAGAACAGTTTTCAAGAACTATTGTATTAGGTGCACGATACATTATCTGCATATCAGATTCATTCCAAGTATACATCTCTTGTTTTGACATATCCCAAGCTAAATCTTTTATACCTCTTTTAACTCTATTATTAAGAGTAAGTATTACATTTTGCATCTCATACATTCTACAAGACTTTATTCTACACCCTGCATCCTCAATACCTTTCATTAAATCAGGTGGTATTGCAACTACTATATCTTTATATTGACCTATTGCATAATGTTGGTCATTTTGACTTCTATCTGTATATTGAAGTAACTCTCTTAATGTATATCCAACTGCAAATCCACTGTGTCTGTTGAACTCAATTAAACTACTCATAATACTATCTCTTATTTTATAATCAGAGTAAATATTCTTGAGTACACCATTGAGTCCAATAGCTTTTTTAATTCTATATATAAGAACATTTATGTTCATATACTATCACCACACATTTCTACATACTTCTTGTAACATTTCCTTTTCTGTAGCTTTTACTGATATTTGAATTCCGTGATTAAATGCTGATTCAAGTGCAGTAGTTTCTTTTCTAACCCAAATGTCATTTTGTTTATAGAAGTTATTAATTTCCATATCATTTTCATTTCCTATTCTACTGTCAACTTGAAGTCTCATCTTTTCACCTGATATTACATCCACTACTTCCATTTCAGGATTAGCAATAGCACGTACATCTGCTTGGTTTCCTACATAATCTATAGTAACAAAGTTAATCTTTGCTGCTTTATGACATCCACCAAATGCAGGGTCAGGTACGAAAAGGCCATGTGTTCTTATACTAAATGCTGGTATCTTTCCATTTAGTATATCATTAACTATAGTAAGGTTCTTTAACGCTGTTCTTATCTTAAATATAGTTCTATCTTCAAAACATTTATAACCAACTATATAATGAGTTACTCTTGCTGGGTCTATAAATGTAATATCACTTATTATGTTTTGTAGTTCGTTTTGACTTGGTGCTTCTCCAGGTTTTGCTCTTTCATTTGCCTTTATTTGTGGGTGTTCTGCACATCCAGGTATTCCACCTTGATTTAGTTGCTTTATAATAGCATCAGCACCTAATCCTTCTCTCATCTTATCAGACGGATACCATCTTCTGTTTATAGTAGGTTTTGTATGGTCTATTCCATGTGTCCAGAACTCTAAGTACATAAGTCCTGATTTAAGTTTTATTACTTGGTCCATAGTAATTCCAGCTAAGAAATGTGTCTTTGCTGTATATTCTTGAAGTACTTGACCATCTGATTCAAGTCCTATAAGTGAGATATTGCTTATATCTGCTATCATATTAGAGCCAAATATATCAACACCAGCACCTATCATCTTATTTCTTATAAGATTCATTTATATTACCTCCCTTAAATTTGCGATAAAAAATAATGAGGAGAAGACTCTCGTCCCCTCCTCATTATTTATATTATTTCCAGTTATTAACAGTAGGTGCCATGTAACCTTTAATAGCTAAATGTCCTCCTGCTCCTTTAATTACTTGATGTTTGAAACCAGATTTCATTTGGATATGTGGAATGTTAGGTATGCTAGCACTTCTATACCCCATTGAAGAGTCAGTCATAGACAATGCAACTCTTGTCATGAAATGAGTTTCTAAGTTTGGTTCTGCAAATTGTGGAGATATATTGTAATTATATATAGTATGTGCAGAAATTTGGTCTTGAGTAGGAACAGCTGGAGCTCCTCCTATTGCTGCTTGTGCATCAAGATATGCTTTATTTCTGTCAGGTCTATCATCCGCTTTTTTAGTACCAACTATAACTGCTTTTACAGGTGATGGTCCATTGTTTGTACCAGCTGTGAATACATATGCTTCTACTGGAGAAACTACTCCTAAGAAGTCTCCTGCTGTATCAGAGTTTACTGTTCCAATTACAGGCATCATAGCAGGATTTAATGGGTTCAAGCTTTCAACATGACACCAAATGTTCATTCCTACAGCATTTGTGTTTGCTGAGTTAGAATATGAAGTAGATAATTCTTGGAATACTCTACTCATTCTCATATTGTAGTTTTCACCTTTCATTAAAGCATTTGCTTCTTGTAGGTCCATATTAGCATGTGCCCAGAAAACATAAGATTGATATTGAGAATCAGCATCTTCTTTCTTTCTTTGTTCTTTGATAGTTTTACACATTGCTTTATATCCTTCTGTGAACATAGATTCTGCAATGTTAGATAATTCTTCAGTTCTAGCATTGATTTCATCTTCAACTATTTTACCAGAACCAGTTTTAGCTTCTAAGAAACTATTATATTCTGGGTTGAAGTTGATTTCTCTTAATATTACAGGACCAGCAGTAATATTAGTTTTATATGTTCTTGTTTCTATTTGAGAATTTGCTGTTTCAAGTCTTGGTAAGTCAAGAATTTTAACATCAAATTGGATTTGTTCTATATCAGGTAATGTGTTATTAGTCTTTGTATAAGCTATAAAGATTTCATTTAGTTTAGCTTCAAAGTGTATAGTTAACACATATTGGTCAGCTGGTTTTGTAGCATCTGGTGTTAAGAATAATGCTCTACCATTATAATGGAATTCTGTTAAAGGAGTACCTTGAATAGGAGTTCCGTCATAATCATAGATATTTCCTTGGAATTTGTTTGTAGCTCCTCCAGATGTTTCACCATTTAATAATAACTCACTTATTTCAAATGAGAATATTGCTTGTTGTAATGGTTTAAGTATTGCAGTAGCTGCTCCAGAGATTGGGTCATATAATGATAATTTCTTACCAAAATCTGCCTTTTTGATTACTAATTTTTTAAGTAATTGATTATAGATATCAATTGTATTTTTAAGTAAGTTCTTTTCTTTTAATAAATTCATATCCATAAATCTGAAGTAATCTTCACGTTTTACTTCAGCAATTTTCTTATTATCTTTATCTCTGAATACATAAACTTGTGATTTATGTTCTATTGGCATAGAAGATTCAGGTGATAACATGTTTACAGTTTTAACAAGTTTAGACCAGATACATCCAGCAGCATTTACCCATTGTGCATAGAATTCAAGTACAGGATAGTGTAATGCATAAGCAGAACCAGCTTGTAAGCTTTCTATACCTTGCATATATGTTCCAGTAGTTAAGTTTACATATCCTTCAGCAGCTCCATTTACAACAGATGCCATACCTGTGAATAAAATGTCTTTAACTGTATTTCTAGCCCATTCAGCTTTACATTCAGTTGCGTATCTTGATTCATTTTGAGCATTTTCTGCCCCATTTAATACAGCAGCTTCTTTATCATAAGCAGCTTTTGCATATCCAGCTACATCTTGCATAGCTTTAGGTAATTTATCCCAAACTGATTTAGATGTTAATGCTGCATCTACAGCTTTATTTATTGCTTCTTGTGCAAGTACAAATTCAGCCGCTCTTCTTTGTTCAGGAGAGAATAGAACTGTATCAGGCATGTGTTGTTGTCTTTGTCTGATTACAGAACAGATGCTTTGTAAATCTTCAGCACCCCATCTTTTAACTCCAGTCATATTTAAGAATGCATTTGATGAATCTTCTCCATTTTTTCTTTTTGATGTTTTATTTGATAATGCTCCATTGATGCTTTCATAAGCGAAAATTTCTTTTATGACACCATCAGCAAGTCTTCTTTCGTTCATTACTTAATTCCTCCTTAATCGTTATTATTAGATTTTATTTGTTCAAGGACATAAAGTGCATTTCTATGGAACATTTTTACATGTAAAAATGCAGACTTTGCTGTTTTACCATAGAATTCTCTAAATTTAGCAAGTAAGTCCTTTGTATAACCTAACAGCTCTTTTGAATAAGCTGTAATATCTTCATCTTTATTTTCAAGTTCAACTTTAACAGGATTTTCACTTAGACTTCTAGGTGAATATTCTAGCCATTCTATTAGAAGTTCTGTACTTTTTAAGTATTTCCTAAGTATCTCAATTGTATTATGGTCAGTAGGTAGTGAAGTTTTCTCTACTTTAGCTGACACAAATACCTTGAAGCTTATATCTTCTAAGAACTCAAATGGTTTAGTTCCTATTTCTTTTAAGTTTTTTATTATCTCTGGATTAGTAGTTTTTACTACTTGGTCAGATTTTAATATAGTTGTAAGTTCATTGTATGCATCTGTTACTGTCTTAAGACTCTTTATAGAACCTTTACCAGCTAAATCAGCATCTGTTCCGTTACTGCTATAGTATAGTTGATACATAAGTTCTCTTATAAATGTATAGGCTTCAGAAAGCACATCATTTGAACTTTTATTTTTAGTTACTATCTTATAGTCCTTAAGAGCTCCACAGTTACCAAGGAATTTGAATACAACATCTGTTCTACCAAAATACTCATCTTGTTTACTAGGATGCTTATCTATCCAGTCTACCCAAAGTGATTTAACTTTAGCTGGTAAATCTTCTCCTAATTCAAGTGCTGCTTCTAAAGCAACCTTAAGCTCTCTTAACTCAGTTTTAATAGCTTTTAATTTTTTAGCATAGGAGTTGAAATATAGTTTTATATAGTTAACTATTTTGAATATAAGGTCTTTTATAAACTTTACAGCTTTTCTAATTCTACTTTCAACTCCTACACCATTTGCTTCAAATCCATAAATATCAAAACCAAAATTAGCTATTGCTTCACTTATTTCGTGTAAAGCTTCACAACCAGCTAATGTTTCAAGGTTAGAGTCAATCATATCATTAAGTTCTGACATCTCAAATGATTCAAACCCATCTATGATTGTATTCATGAGTTCTTTATTTTCTTCTCTTGTTACATAGAACATGTACTCACTCCTCCCTTTTTATTTGATTACGATATTATTTTAATTTAGATAATACAGCAGAACCATCTTTTATAGCATATCCAGTTAATGTTGTAAAATCTCTTAAGCAGAAATTATAAACTTTTGCTTGTCTTGCACATAATTTACCCATAGCTTTTAAAGATTCAGATAATGTTTCTAAAGCTTCTTTAGATACATCTTCTGGTAATTTATTTTCATCAATTTTAGCTTTAATAGCTTTGTGCATTTTCTTACATCCATCAAATGCTTTTTCAAAGTGTCTAATAGCGTCACCTTGTCCACCTTCAGGATTTCCTTTTCTATCACGTGAAGCATCCATTATTTCTTTTAATGTTTTTATAGCTTTTCCATAAGCAGATGAAATACTTTCTTCTCCACCTTTATCTTCAGCTCCACTTAATTTTAAAGCTTCTTCATGTTTAGCAAATTGAGCTTCAATAGCATCAACAGTTAATTTACCTGCTGTACCTTTTATACCGAATTTTTCAGCATATCCATCAACGAAGTCTTTAACTTTCTTATAATCAATATTATCAGTACTTCCTAAGTCAAGTTCAACACCTTTATCATCAGTTGCTCTTCCTGGTTTATATACTTCTTCAACTTTATCCCAGTTACCTTTGATGTCTTTAGTTAAAGCAACTTTACCGTCAACTTTATCACTAACTTTATCTTTTACAGCCTCTAACTTTTTAATCATTTTATCTGCATCAGCATATATAACATCAAATACTTTTCCAGATATTCTTTTTATCTTTAATAAGTGAGCAAGATAAGATATGATATTTGAGAAGAATCCAACTATTGCTTTCCAGATAGTTTTAAATATACCATCTTTAGAAACAGCTTCTTTAGGGTCTTTTCCATCTTCTGCTTCAAATCCATACATTCTGAATGCAGTCACGATATCAGTACCTTTAGCAATTTCTTCATAGGCTCTGTTTGCATTTACGCATTCTAAAGCTATAAGAGTTGCTTCACCTTTATATCTGTCTGCTTCTTCATTTAATCTTTCAAGTTCTGCTTCAAGTCCGCCTTCGTAGTTAGAACCATATTCTCCTTCTTTTGGAGTTATTTTTCCAGCAGCGATTGCATCAAGCATGTCCATGTTTTCTAATCCAAAAAATAGATTAGATTCGTTATATTGATTCATTTGTTACCTCCTTAGATAATTAAAAGTATATTTTATTACTTTAAAGGTATTATCCTTTAAGTATTTTTATCAAAACGATTGTTAATTTGCAAGTTTTAGACAGCTATTAAAGCTTCAAAACTTAGTTTTAAAGATTTTGCTATTGTATGAAACTCTATGTAATCACTCCACAAATCTTCATATAATTTAGTGCTCATTGATTTCATATATAAATCTATACTTCTTAAAAGGTCTTGATATCTTTCACCTACTTTTTTAATAGTAGCTTCAACTTTAGGATTAGTATGTGTTTGTGATAAGGCAATATCTGTATTAGAAGCAACTACATTACGTAAAGTTTGAAATTTCTTAGGAAATTCAAGTACTTCTCTTATTTGTGTTGATTGGTCATACGTTTCGTTAAGTGCTTCTTTTCTTGATACTTTTGAAGACTTTTTCTTTTTGCCGCCTTCACCACCGTTTTCATCTGAGTATGAGTCAGTATCATCTCCAAAACTGTCGAAGTCATCTCCTCCGCCCATATCATCAAACATATTATCTTCACTACTATCACCCATATCACCAGTATCTTCAGATACGTCATCAAAACCACCATCATCTCCACTTCCTTCATCTTCAGTTTCAGTTGTATCTCCACCTAAGTCACCGAAGTCATCAGCTTCAAAACCTTTAGAGTATTTAGATTTAGTTTTTATTGTAATATCATCCTCATTATATGTTGCAAAAAATCCCTCAAGTGCATAATTTATTTCTTCAGAGTTTGTTCCAAGTGGTCTATCTTCTCCTGATTTTTCACTATTAGTGTTGCTAAGAATAGGAGAACTGTTATTAGAGCTAGACTTACGTAGTGTTTTATACCATCCATCATAATACATAATACCTCCTTTACAAGAATAAGAATAAATAACATTTTCTCCCTAATAAAATATTAATATCCTCCACCAGTACGTTCAACTTCTTGTACTTTATTGTATTGAAGTTGGTCTTTACCAGTAAGTTCCTTCTTATAGTCTTCAGTTTTATGTTTCATAAGTACTAGATGTCCACGATAACGCATTAACTCTTCGATTTTCTTAGTATCCCCCTCAGATTCAGCAAATCTTATCTTCATATCAACTACTTGAATAGAAGTATTTATCTGATGTTCTAATGGTTCCATGGCTTTTGCTCTATACTTTTTAGATATTTTATTCATTATATACCAAATAACACATCCCCAGAATACTCCTCCTGCTATAAAGCAAGAAGCTACACCAAGAACAGGTATTTCAAGCCATCTTTTAAGTTTGTCAGTATACACATCAAGGTCATCGTTTAAGGCTTTAACTCTTAGTTCATCTGTTAATTCCTTAGATGCATTATTTTGCTTCATAAAGAATGCTCTTCTTATAAAGTTCCAGAAATCAACTACGATTTCTTTAGGAAGTTTAAATATAGGAGCTATTATTCCATATAAAGTAGAACCAGCTCTTATTCCAACTACCTTAAGAGAAGAAACTATATCTTTTATACTTTCTTCTGCTTTTATATACTCCCATCCATCCTCAGTAACTGCATTTGATTCAGATACTTCTGGATATCCTTTTACTACTTCGTAAAGGTCTTCTATTTTAAATCCTTGTAATATAGTTCCGTCTTTAATAAAACAAACAGAACCATTATAATAATATGCAAATTCATCTATATTAATAAGTGGATAGATAGAACCTGTATCACGAAGTACTAATAAATCATTTATTACATGTTTAGAAGCATCGGAGTTTATTGTGCTACCTCCTATCTCCATTGAATTATCGTCATTAGTATTAAGATTAATTCTACGATATATTCTTTGAGAACCATCTGCTTCCTTCTTTTCAATTAAAGACATAGTTAAGTAACTAACTTTATCTCCAGTTTCTGTAGTTTCATGTCTTAAAACTATAGGAAGAAAGTCTATCTCTTTTATTATATCGTCAGGATTTTTAAGAAGTCCTAACTCTGTATCTACAAATAATTCTGCCTCTATTCCAAATTTTTCATATATTCTAGAATAACCAGCTTCTTTTACAGAAACTACTTCACATTCTGCACTATATTCATAAGATGGGAATGCTTTTTTAATAGCTTCTGATATAGGTGACACAATCTCATTTATTGATTTAACTACTAAATTAAATCTATCAGATAAACTTGCATTACCATATAACCAACTCTCACTATCAGTTTCTTTATTAAGCCAATCTTCAAATTCAGAAAATGTAAGTTCTACATCAAGTTCTGATATTTTACAAATAGGCATTACAAAGTTATCACCTATACGAGTAGGTTTATTATCAAGTTTTAAAAATGGTGATATAGCAAATAATGTATCTTCTCCAAAGAAGAAAGGTATAAATGATTTCTTTTCATCTATTGTAATATTTGCAACTGTTATAGGGTAGTAATATCTTGTATCAGTTGTATCTTCAACTCCTACAAATCTATTACAAGTAGTTCCTGGAAATAATAAAAATAATACATCTTCCAGTCTCTTTTGCATCATATAAGATTTTTCAGGAGAAGTTAGCTTACTAAGATAGTTTTCTGTTGTATCTTTATAAAAGCCAAACTCAGCTTTATTGAGTCCAGTATATGAAATATCTGTAAGTCTTGAATTACGTAAGATTTTATTAGCACGTGATGCAATGATAAACTCAGTTAATTCAACCATTATTTAACCTCCTTTATTTAATTTTCCTTTGATATTCAAGGGTTTGATTAACTTCTTATTTGTTTTTATAGCAGTCTAGTCGAAACAATTTTATAACGTTTATACAAATTATAAAATAAAAGGAGGAATATATGAATTACTTTAAAACGATTTATAATCCAGTCAATAAGGCTCAATATGATAAGTTTGTAAATGAAAATGCTGATGCTATAAATGTATTAAATAATTTATGTACTGATGCAATAAGTAGATTATTTAGAAATGGAGTTAATACTGTGTCTCTTCTATATACACTTAATATAATGCTTAAAGACTCAAATGGATTCTATTATAATGATAAAAATAATGATAAGAATACAGAAAACATTGCTTTTATTACTAAGCTATTTAGAGAAGACCAATTAAAAGCTTTAAGAGAACTATATAAATCAAGTGGGTTTGAATCAAGAAACCTAGATTCAAACCTTAATACTGAAGAGTATGAGTTTAACTTATATGGAGATATTAAAACTGGACCTAGGTCTAAGATGACTATAGAAAAAGAAATAGAGTCTTCAAGAGCATTCTCTTATATAGATAATGATGATGGTGTTTCTAATAAGCTGTCTTTCGATATAAGGTCTGCTTGTATGGTAGGATGGGATTTAGGTAGTAAGGTAAACTATGATGATTTTACAGAAGGTAGAACTTTTATGTTTGAATTCTCTACTTTACTTGTAAGATTTATGAGTAATGAAAGATATCTTAAGAATAAAGAGCTTTATGATGAATATATAGTAGAGACACTTATTCAAAAAGCTATACTATTTATATTAAACCATGTTAGTTTTGTAAGAGTACTATCAAATCTTGGACTTGTTAAGCTAAGAAGAGGAAGAAACTTTGAAGGACCTAGATATGTAAGTTCTAACATAGTTAATATGACTAAGATTTTATTTGTATATAAAACTTTCTATGATAGTATAAATGAGTGTAATACCTCTACTATCATAAGAAGCTTAAATGATATGGTATCTTATTTAGAGATAGCTTTATCAAGAGTATCTGAAACAGAAGGGATAACTCAAGCTTATGAAGTTATCTCAAGACCACAAGTTATGTATGAGCAACATAGTCTTAGATACATAGATTATATTTTAAGAAAGACTATTGATAGAGTAGATACACTTAAGAGAAGCTTTGTATTATCTGCTGACATGGCTGTATATCAGTTAAATGGAGGAGTTAGAAATCTTAATGTACTTGATGTAGCACTTGAATCAGTACAAGATATAGCAGGTCAACTTCCTGATGAAATAGATATAGATAAATCTGATTTAATAAATTGGGATGAGTTTATAAAAGACACAGAAACTACTGTTGATAAGATAGTTTCTGATGATTTAGTTGATGATATAATAGAGTTTTCTGAAAATGATATTATTCCAGTAGCATCTCCTGCTGTTGAAGGAATAAATCAGCAAGATAAAGAAGTTAAATATGTATCTGTTGCTAAATTAATAGGTAAACTTCCACAAAATGTAGCACAAAGATATAGAAAACTTGAATCTGAAGCTATAAAACTTAAATCAGATGCAATGAATTGTGAAGATGTTAATACTCAAAGTGTAGTTTTAAGAAAGATAGCATCTTATATAAGAGTTATTGGTGTATACAGAAACCAATACAAAAATGATGAAGCTTTTCAAGCACTTGCAATTGCTTTAGAAGACCAAATGTATGATATAAGAAATGCTTTGTCAGACAGAAACTTCTTCAGAGAAAGAGCAAGTAGACTTTATGGTATTGCAAGAGCAGATTTTAATTACTAATAATAAAAACCATCTCCTAGAAATAGGGGATGGTTTATTTTGTGAGGTAACTTTATGAATATGTATGAAATGTATTTTGATGATATAAGTGAAGAAAGTATAAAATTTCAGGCTTGGCTTAAAAAGAATGGGTCAAATTATCAGTTTACTAAAGAACTTGTAATGTCAACTGATTATAACGCTTATATTGCAACTATAGCAGATAAGGTAACAGATGAAGAAACTGAAGAATACTACTATGAACTTCTAAATCTTGACTATCAAGGTTATTTAGAGTTTAAAAAATCAGCAGTTGATATGATTGAGGAATATTTATCTACTAAAGATACAGTAGAAGAAACTCCAAAAACTATACCATATCATAAGATACTTAATGGTAACTTTGATAAGATAAATCATGCTATTATATCTGAAGAAGAAAAGAGATTTTATAATGTAGATGGACTTCCTGATGATATGTGGGATGTATATATAGATGTAGATGAAAATGGTAAACTTACTGGTAGATTTAAAACTGTTTATTATGATATGATTACAAGGAATAAACAGTTTTGGGATTTCCATATGTACCTTAAGAAGTTCTCAGAGATATCAAAGATAAAATTTAATGATAAAATACATCTTATTTTATTTGACAGAGACCTACTTGGAATAGATACTATGTCTATATTACCTCCTGAAATGCAAGTTAAGGTTGCAAAAGAAGGAATGGTAAATCCTTGGTTTCATATGAGAGAATGTGCAAGAATTACTAAAAATGGTGAATCTAAAAGATTTGAAATGACTATACAGCAATTTACATTTATATGGCTGTACTGTCAAAATTTCAATACTTTCTTATCAGCACCAAGACAAATAGGTAAAACTTATATAGTAAACCATTTACTTGCATATGAATATGCTTATGGTAGTACAGACTTTGAATGTGGATTTCTACATTATGAATATTCAAGAGCACTTGATAATAAACGGGAAGTTATAGAAATAGCTGATGAGTTTCCTGAATTCTTACGTTTTCATCAAATCGTAAATCGTAGAAAGAAAGGTGTTGAATATAAAAATGTTGAACCTTCTTCTAAATCTGGTAGCAAGGAAAGTAAAAATCAGCAACTTAATAACACACTTGTAGCAATAGCTGTTTCTCCTCAAGAGCAACAAGCAGCAAGAGCAGGAAGAGGACGTCGTTTAAGATTTCTTTTATTTGATGAATTTAACTTCGTTAAATGTATAATGGCTGCAATGAGTGGTATTCAGTTTGCAACTACTGCAACTATGGACTTTGCAAGAAAGAAAGGAATAAGACACTCTATACACTATGCTTCAACAGCAGGGGATTTAACTACACTTGCTGGAAGACAGATGTATGATGTTGTAACTAATAAGATACGTAAGTTTGATAATAAATTATTTGGAATGAATTACGCAAGCTTACATACTTATTTATTTGCAAGCAGTGAAATGGATTTCTTCTTTGTTGAATATGGATATCAAGAACTTGGAATGAGTGAAGCTTGGTACGATGATAGACGTAGAAAGATACCAATTGCAGCTAAATTTAGAAATGAAATACTTATGGAATGGATAAGTAGCTCAGCTGATAGTTTATATACTCAAGAACATATAGAAAGAGTTCAAAACTGGATAGATGCTGTTAAATGGGATACACATTTCTTAGATAATAGATATATGATAGATTATATAAGAAGTAATGGAAGTGGTGGACTTGAGGATGAGTTTAAAAAAGTGAATGTTTTATGTATGGGTATAGATATTGCACATGGTTCTGCTGGAGATAGTACTGTATTTTTTGGTATGAATATGGAAACATGTATGCCTATATTTGAATATGCAACTAATACACTGCTTGCAATAGATTTTCCTGTTGTATATAAAACTATTTGTGATTTAATATGGAAATCTAATCCTAATACACTTATTATAAGTGCTTTAGAATGGGATGGACCTGGACAAGATATACTTCCTGCACTTGAACGTGACCCTAAGTATGCTAAGACATTATTTGGATACACTATATTCTATAATAAAGATTTAAATGATAGAACTATAAGAGGATTTGATAAGAATATAGCAAGAGATACTAAAACTATAATGGGTTCTCACGTAAATGGAAGACGTAAGTGGATGACTGAGAATTTACTTCCTCAACTTGTAGAACTTCAACCTTATACATTCTGTCACCCTAAAGCTTTAGATGAGATAAAAACTCTTAAGAGAACTAAAGGTGAAAAAGGTAGAGTAGAAGCCAAATCTGGCGCACATGATGATAGAATATTTGCAAGACTTCATGCATATGGACTTATATTTGATGAACTATATAGAGAAAATGTATATAAGAGGTTTAATTATGTAGTAGATATGCATAAAATTAAGTTTGAAACTATGGGAGAGCATAAACTTGGTGTAATGGAAGACCAAGAAATATTCTTAGACCGTGAGGGGGAACTTAATTGGACACTTGTAGATAAATTTGATAATACTGGTTATAGTTGGCAAGAGATAAAATGTACTAAAATAATAAACGGTATTAAGGTTAATTTAACTTTACCTGAAATTATAGAGGAAAGTAATAATAATTTAGAACTTGCAGATATTGTAATGAAAGTTACAAGTAAAATGCCAAGTAATATCAATTTGAGAAAAAAGAATCCATTTAAGAATAGAAATAGTAGTTTAAGTAATAATTATTCTGATTTGGGTGATTATAGGACTATTGAAGACTATTGGAAACCTAAAGATGAGGATGATGGTATGCTATATTAAAGGAGAAAAAAAATAACTAGAGACCTTAATCTCTAGTTATTCTTCTTTTTTATTTCCGAGTTATTTCAAAAGAATATTCTTTTGTTATATCTAGGAAATAGTAATCCGATAAGTAATAACTTAAGTGTCCTGGAACAGCTAAGTTATTTTTTACTGTATGATCAACTAAGAAGTTCTTAACTATAACTTCAGCTAAATATGCGCTGATAACTATTAGATCATCTATAAATTTATGATCATGGTGTTGAAACATATCACTTTTCTCAATTAATTGAGACATTATAAATGATCTAAGTTCTCCTTTTAAACCTAGGAAAACTTGGAAATACTTCTTTGGATCTTCTTCTATAACTCCTTCCCATTTGCTGATAGTGTAAAGTTCATTTATGTTTGATTTATAGTTTTTGTACAAGTCGTTTAATACTTGTCCTAGACCAGCCTTATTTAAAGAGTCTAATCTAAACATAATGTCTATAAATCCATACTTGATTCTGTTGCTTGATTCTTCTTTCTCCCTATTTCTATAAATATTCTTAAATTTTAGTAAGTAACAGAATAGATTATAAATTTTATCAGATTTTTTGGTTCCTTTGCTGTAGTTTGACAAAATTGTATCTTCTAATATTTCAGAAAATGTATTAACTGCTTCCTTGAAACTGTCTATAAGATTTTTCATAAGATCAGCATCTGAATAGAATAATGATACTCCATCCAATACTAGTGTCCCATCATTATCTAAAAGATTTAACTGAATTGCAGTGTCTGTACATTTGGCATACGATACTTCTTCTGTTAAACCTTTTAAACCTTTAACTCCATTTACCCATTCTAACATAATATCTTGTACTCTCATTTTTTAATACCTCCATATAATTTATATTTAACCTATAAAGGTTATTACATTTTATAATATCTAATCAAAAAAAAAACAAGGAAAATAAAGAAAATACGAAGAAAAAAGAAATCCCAGGTATAAACCCAGGATTTCCATTTATTATAGAGTTACACAACATCTATATTCTTCTTCAAGACTTTCAAATGCTTTAATACCTAATACTGTATCTAGATATTCTCTATCTCTGTCCTTATCATCTGTTATAACACAGTTTAAGTTAGCATACTTTCCTGGAGAATCATTTGTATATACAAGAATATCTCTTCTTGCTATTATATCTCCAATAACTTCTGCTACATCTTCCGTGTCACAGTAATATTTTTTAATGAAACCATTAAGAGAAATCTTATCAGTTATTTCTTCACTGTTTACAAAAGAATACATGAATTCATGTTTAGATCTACTCTTAATAAACTTATAATACATATCATATTTAAAGTTTTCTTTATAGTTGCTTTTATTGAAGTTAGTTGCTAATTCATATTCTTCATAAACGTTACAAGCTTTTAGAAAAGCTTTATTCACAATATCTATATGTGAATTATTAGATAGACTTAGTAAACCACAATGTAGTTTTATAAATCCATATTTTTGTTGTGTAAACCATAACATATCAGAAATATCAAGCATCTTTACAGCATAAAGAAGTATATTCTTTGTTACATATTCACTATGTTTACTTCTTCCATCAGGACTTGATATCATATTCAAGTGTTCATCTGAGAATAATACTTTATATATTGGTTTAAACTCATTGAAAACTCTTGTCATATTATCAACTGTATCATCACAATGTTCATCCTTAACCTCTAATCCTAATATAATACAAAGTCTTTTAAGTTGATTCTTAAAAATAACTTTTGTTTCTTCTCTCAATGCATCATCTGTTAAACTTTCAAATAAATCTCTAACTCCATATTCTCTAACCATTTCATTTAATACATTTATATTTCTCATTTTATTCCTCCTATTTATTTAATACATATTTACCAATTATAACTATACCAAAATATATAGCACCTGCTATATATAAAACCTTCTTAACCCAATCTAAAATATAATTCATCTTAAACACCTCAATATAAACTAAAATAAATAATTAACTATTGATAATATTGCTATTATAATAGTTATTCCAACTAATATCTTATCATACATTTCCCTCACATCCTTTCTTATAAGAATATCTTAAGCATTGCAGTTGGAAATATAATTGCAGTAATTATAGTTCCAATAAACACAGTTTTCACAAATGTTAATATAAACTCTTTCATACTATACCTCCTTTACTTATAACTAATTACTTCTTGTTCATAGTAATCGTTAGTTTTAGGATTAAAATGCATTAATGTAAGATTAAATCTAAAGTATCTACATGCATTTATAACCTCAACTAGACATGGTGTTAATCCTGTAACATACAGTTTAACATCATGGTATTTTATAGGAATATTACCAATATTTTCATAAGCTGTATGTTGAATTGCAGGTATATCACTTGGGTCTTCTATTTCTCCTCCAAATACATACTTGTCAATTCCAGGTATTTCATGTCTACCTCTGATTAAACCAATTTCATAAACTCTCTTTTCCATAATAAATACCTCCTAAATTTTTAATTTTAAGTTACTAACTCACTTTATTATTTATAACTGTATTAAAATAAGAACTAAGAAAAAAATGCGAAAAAAAAATAGTAAGGAATACACCTAACCTATTTAAGATTAGATGTATCCTTAGTATGAAAATCATTGAGTAAATTGGAGATAGTGACTTAGTTTACTCTTTGACTTTTTCTAATAGTAATTATTTTTCTTCTGCTGTTTTCTGCTCAGCTTCCTGTTTAACTTCTTCCTCAGAAATAGCATGTACTATTTTAGTAATATTCTTTTTTATAATAGAAAGAATATATTTAGAAGTAAGTATAGCAACTACAACTTGAGCTATTTTAGACGGAACTTCTTTTACTTTAGTTACAGTTCTTTCAACAGCTTTATCAACTATTTCAGAAACAGTATATCCTTTAGCTTTAGCTTCAAGAACTTCTTGTCTTCCAACAGTTCTTATATATTTTTTAACCTTAGCAAGACCAACAGTATATCCAGCACTTACAACTATAACTAGTCCTAGCACTACAAGTACTACCCATCCGTAAGGTTTATCTAGTAAATAAGTAAAACCTGTTTTAACATATTCCATATATAACCCCTCCTTTAAAATAGAGTTATTCTTCTGTGTTTCTATCTCCATTTTTATTGTTTTTGATTTGTTCTAGTCTATGTCCATGAAATCTGTCTATTTTAAAATAACGTCTAGTGAACATCTTTTCCATACAGTCAGATGCGTTATAATCATCTATTAAGAAAAGTATTATATCTACAAATATATCAAATATAGATGAAACACTTGTAAATTGAGTTATGTTATTTATTGTATTTGAGTATATGTCTATTAAATCACTATTTATTTGATTTCTTAGTATATCTATAGCTACATTGTGTCTGTAATCTGTATCATATTTATACTTATTCTTATAGTTTTCTATTAATTCTTCTAATTGCACTACAAAAGACTTTTCATCATCATCTAAATCAATAACTCCAAATTTATTTATTTGAGAAATAAAAGATGATTCTTTAGATGTAAATAAAACATCTGGAACACCATCTTTATTTAAAAAGTACGTATTTAAAACTGCCTCTATAAACCCATTAAGTAGAGTATCTTCAAGTGTATATGAGATATTTTCAGGATTCGTATCATCAAGCATATATTTAAATAAAGTTTTAAAATAACTAATCCCAATTAAGAACTTATCTATAAGTTCATCAAATAGTTTTTCTACATCTTTAAAGTCAGGCAATTCATCTAACATTCTTTTAATAAAAACATAACTATAACTTACTTTATTTTTAATGTAGTCTTTAGCTATTTTAATGCTATCTTGAGATATACTGTCTTTAAAGCATTCATTTACATAAGTAAGTAAATTGTAACCAATCATTTCAACTGCTGTTAGTTTTATTATAGGTATATTTGTTTTATTATCAAATACTAAATCTTTTTTAGCTGTAAAGAATTTAACTACAGAGTAGTTATTTGGAAGTGATATTTTAAAGTCATGTTTTATTACTTCTGGTGGTATATTATCAATAATATTTTCACTAAATATCATTGGTCCAATAGATAAGTATTCAGGTTTTATATTTCTTAAATCTATTGAATATTCCTTGATATTATTTAATACTACAAGTCTTGATATAATTAGAGTTAAGCTATCTGTGATGTATTGCAAGTTTTCTTTTACAAGTTTATTTAAACTTATATAATATGCACTTAGCTCATCTGAAAGATACTTTATTACTATAGGTCTTGCAAAATAAAGTCTTTCAACATAATTAAATACACTATCATCTCTACTACAATCTCTTAATTTAATTTTATCATAGAAATCTTTAGATGCAGAAATACTATTAACTTTATTTGTAAAACTTTCAATATCTTTAGCAGTATCTGTACCTATAAATGCATTGATAGCTGCTCCAACTTTTCCTATTCCTGTTACAAAATCAGTGTAATAGGTGTGATTATATGCATATTCTGGTAAATCTAAAAGAGTAGCTGTTTCTACCTCTCTAAGTAATGCTTCAAACATATCAAGTGAACTACATGTAACTAAACCAGTTTTCTGATTACCGATATACTCTTTAGATATAACTAATTTAACTAAATCCTTTAAGCAATATATACCTTTTGCAAAACAAGAAATCCTTGAGTATATAATATTTCTTTTAGTTTCTGTAATATCTTCAAGTGGATTTATTTCTATAGATGAGTGTAGTTTACTTAAATCTTTATGTCTTCTTTCTACATCATCAATTATTAAATCAAATATAGAGTTCTTAAATTTTTCAAAATCAATCTTTTCCTCATTTAACATATCTAGTATCTCATTTACTTTTTCTTTATTCATTATAATTCCTCCTATTAAAAAATTGTGGTAAAAATAAAATTAAATGAGAGTAGAAGTTAGTCTACTCTCATGTGTTTTTAGAATGGAAAATCTGTGTAATTTGTTTTAGGTTTAACTATTTTTCTTTTTATTTCATCAAAAGAAGCTTGCTTTAGAATATTAAATATCTTTTCTTCATAATTAGTATTTCCAAAGTTAGTTCCAAAAGGTATAAACATATCTTTCTTTTCACCTAAATCATATTTACATGTACATCCAATTATTTCAGAATAAGTATTTCTATGATAGTAGTATACCATAGCTACTGCATCTTGAAGTAGCTCATCTTTTTCATTACTGTCTTTTTCTTTTTCAGCTGCTCTTGCATCTTGAGTAAATTTATGAGCTTCTCTACTTCTTGTATCAGCAAAATCTTCATTTACTTGAATTAGAAAATCTGGTACAGGTGTTCCATTTTTGAAATCTAAGTTGAATACACTTGACATTCCTCTAACTAGATGATATCTGAAGTTAACAAATTGAAATTCTTCTGGTGTATATTCTTTCATCAGTCTTTTAAATTTTGCATAACTGTTATCTTCTAAGTTATCATTATAGTCAAGACCGTACCAATTTTGTGTGAATGTAATTGCTCTATCAGTTGATTGAAATTTTAGTAGTAATTCAATAAGTTCTCTTTTATCTCTTTTAAATAACTCTTTACTTGATAAACGTTCTTCATTACTCACTATTTCAGATAGTTCTTTTCCTATTGTATAAGTGATTGCAGAATACACACTTCTATCACATATAACAAGTTGAACACATTCATCTCCTTTCTTTATATCTGGATTATAGATTGGTTCTTCTGAATTAAGTAAGTTAATCATAAGTGTATAGAAATCATTGTATCTATTTTCACTCATTAAGCTATTTAACTCATGTTGATAAACATTCTTCCTTTTAAGATAGTTTGTTATCTCTTTTCCAGTTATAGGGTCACTATAATTTGGGAATGAAAATAATATTGGTTTAGCAAACTTTCTTTTCTTTGTATTAAGTTCTTCTACATGTTCTTCTAAGTACTTATGTAAACTTTTAGAAAATGTACCCTTTCCTATACAATCTGGTCCTTCAACTGCAATACATACAAGTTTAATTCCCTTTTGTAGTAATATATTTTTTACTACATCAATTCTTTCTCTTCTTTCCATTTTAAACCTCCTAGTATTTTATTTGACTTTATGTCAATTTATAGTATATACTTATTTTATAATTGCGGACAAATAAAACCTGAGGTTTTACCCTCAGGTTCATTCTTAGTTTTCTGTTCCTATTATTTGTAATCTAGAACCATCATTCCAAATTCCATAAAAGAAACCATCTGGTTCAGGAGCTGTACATATTTGTATGTATTCTCCATTTAAGTCACCATAAATCATATTTCCAATTACATTTGCATTTGTAAGTTCCATATCTCCAGAACCAGCTCTAACTATAACTTTGCTTTCATGTTGAACATATCTCAAAACCACTTTTATACCTCCTTTAAATTAGCTTACTAGAGCAGCTTCGCTCATAACAGAGTTATCTATACCGAATACAGTAGTAGGTATTTCATTTTCTTTTTCTGCAATTTCTTCAGCTGTAAGTACTGCTTTTCTTGTAATATTTCTAATTAAGCTGAATAAATGTTCTGTTTTCTTTTTAGAAGTTTCCATTTCTTTTGCAGTAATAGAGTTAATTTCAAGTTCATACCATAATACATCTTCAAGTCTTTGATAAAGTGCTATTATAAACTCATCTCTAGCTTTACACACTTCGGGATTGTCTCCAGTATATTTCATAAGAAGTCTTGCTTCTATTATATTTGTAGGTCTACTATAACCTCTTAAATTAAGTGTGGTTTTAGTTCTTCTACCCATAACTTCATTTTCATGTACTGCATCTGGGTCAGCTTTAAATATATGTGGAGTTTGTGCATTTGGATACATTCCAGAGCCTTTTTCTAGTATTCCTAAATCAAGTGCAGTTGCAAGTGTATGCATATCTATATCAAATGAACCATCTATATATAGAAGTCTTGCTTGTGTTCTTCCTTCATTTCCAGTTCTTGATTTATTAAGTATGATACTTGTTGAGTACACTGATTTAGAAGTTATATCTTCTAAGCTATATGCAACTATTGGGTGTGAATTTGATTCAAGATTTTGACTGTCTTGGATAGAATTGTAAATCATGATAGCTGATGCTTTTTGTCTTAATCTTTCAGGCATATGTAGTTTCCATTCAGAATTAGATGATTTAAACTCTTTTTCTGCTTGATATTTACCTATTTCCTTTTGGTTTTTCTTTAAGTGTACGTTCCATAGCCATATAGCATTGCCATCAAAGAAATTAGTACAGTCATTTACAAATCCTGAAAGTTTTAGAAATGCTGTCATATTACCTTCATTTGCTACAACATTTTCAGCATCTTTATCTTTAACAGATTCAACTGAGTTACGTTTTGCTATCATAGATGTAACTGTATCCATTATTATAAAGTAAAATGGACGCATCTTTATGTTATCACCTGAGTATGGGTCTTCAAATTCTACATACTTTTGCATTTCTTTATCTTTTGTATACTCATTTGACAGTCTTACAAATCTATCTGTTATATCTTCAACTACGTTCATATCCCAAACTTCAAAGTATTCTTCTACTACTTCTTTAGGAAGTTTAGTAAGTTTTGATATTCTTTCAGGTGATGGTGACGAACAGTCTGAGTCTACAATGATTACTTTTTTAATAGGATAGCCAAGTTTAATTGCAACTGAAGCAAGTTCTATTGATAAAGATGTTTTTCCTATACCTGGTTTTGCACCAAGTACATATTGCCATCCTAATCTAAACCCACGTTCAGCTACAATTAGTTCTCCAGTTTTTTGGTCTCTTATGTTTTGACCAAGCATTATATCAAGTGCAGGATATAAAGTTGGTACGAATAAGTTATTTCTAGCCATTAATTTTGCCATATTTATTCTCCTTATAACAATTATTTATTTTATTAACTTGGCTTTGTTTTTATTATTTAGAGAATGTATCTAGAAATACTGTATGTAAGAAATTATACTTCCATTCAAATGATTCTGATTTAAATCTTGATACTATAAAGTTATTTATTTCTTGTAAAGTATATTCTCCTCTACGATTTTCATACATTGCATTCATATAAACTTCAATAGCATCCATTATTCTTGCTGAATCTTGTACATCACATCTATCTCTTATTATTTGAAGTCCAAACTTATCTATAAAGTAGTGGAACATTCTGTATACTTTTTGATAGTCTATTGGATATTTAGTTCTGCTAAGTTCAGAATCTGTCATAGTTTGAATAAATAACTCAACCATTTCATAAGAGTCTCTATTGCTTGGTTCCGCTGTCCATATAAACATAGCAATTACTGTTTCTATTCCTTCTTTTGATATTGCTTCTAGGAATATCTCTTTATTAGTTCTTGCTACCTGTGTAAAAGATTCAACTAATTTAAATATAGCCACTTTAAAGTTTCTCCATACCCAAAATCTCATTTGAGTATCAAATTTACCTGCATTTTCAAGTTCTTGTACTTGTTTTATAAGTACATAACTCATAGCTTCAGCAGATGATAGCATTGCTCCAGCTAGTGCTGGAAATACTGTACTTGTTACCGCTCTTACATTTGGTTCTGGTTTTGATTGTGACACACGTCTAAATATGTCGATTTTTTCTGAAAAGTTCATAAATTTACCTCCTATTAAATATTTTTTATTTGCATATAGATATCTATATCAAGAGCAATAAGGTCTGGATGATAGATACTATATTGAAACTGAATTTTAGTAGTTTGCTCACCTTTTATATAACGATACATTGGTGTAGAAATTTCTGGTTCTTTCTTAGGTAGTTTCTTTCCTATTCTTGCAAGTTCTATTTGTTTCTTCCAGTATGAGAATGGGAAATAAAATGACCTATTAACAGTTCTTATTTTAATACCATCTTTAAGATTTAATATAATTGGATAAATCTCAGCATCAGCCATTTTAAAGAACTCATCCTCATCTATTTGATACCACCTACTATCTTCAGGAAATTCAAAAGCTTTATTCTTTGGTTTTCTGTAGTTTGAATCAGAAAGTGTAAGTGTAGATTTAGTTATAGTTCCATATAGAGGAACTGATTTATCTACATTAGGAATAAAGTTTAGCATTTCATCTGCAAATGTAGTATTTCTATATGTATATCTTACAAGACAAGAGTTATTAAATACCATTTCTCCATCATTTATAAAGAAATGTTTAACATCTTTTGGCATATATTTTTCTTCTTGTTTGTCTATTCTTAATCTATTAATAGAAGTAAGTATAGATTTAACTTTACTAAATGCAGTAAGTGTAGGTTTATCTATTTCACCTTCATATTCTAAAGGTTTTGATGTATTTACAATAGGGTCAGAGTCAAAATGCATAAACTCTCTGATTAAATCATCAAGTGATGGTAAGTTATTTGCAATATTTCCATATGTTATTATGTCTCTATTTATCATTGCAACATTAAGATTACCAAATGATTTAACTCTATTTTTATATGAAGCTCCTTTAACATATCCAGTATACTTCATTATTTGGTTATTATCTTTATTTATAAGCATATTTATAATACCTACAAGAGTAGACCTTGCAAGATTACGTGTATACATAGTAAACGGATAATGTGATTTTAAATCAAGGTATAAAACAGATATAAACTTCATAAATGTAGTTATATGTGCTTCGTCTTTAAGTACAGGAAATGCATCAAGTACATCAGATGCTATCTTTTTAAGAAGTGGGTCAGCAACAAGTCCTCCACCATATGATACATTTTGTGATAAGGTGTGTTTTTGCTTTGTAAAATCTATATTAAGTGTTTTAGATACCTTAACTACATCTTCCATCTTCATACCAAGCAATACTTTATTTATATTACATCCTGGTATTACTGATGATAGAACTCCTGCATCTGTTTGATATGCACGAATAACAGCTATATTAGGAGATGGTGTTTCTTCTATATTAGTTTTAGATAGTTGTACAAATATAAGCTTTTTATAGAACTCTGAACCTATTTTATTGCAAATAATAAGTAAGATTGAGTCAATAAGAGCATACATTGCATGTGTATAGAAATCTTCATATGGTAAATATAGAATGTTATTGCATATATGTGAGTAATCAAGTTTACCAAATCCTATTATTCTATTTGCAGTATCTTCCAAGTTAAATGTTGAGTAGTTAGAACCACGTCTGTTGGAATAAAAACATGTTTGGAAATCAGATATCATAGTATGAGATATATTATTTAGATACACCTTACGTTCTGTGGGATTAAATATATCTCCTTTAAATCTTTTTGGGTCAAATCTATCTTTATTACCTTGTGATGCAAAAGGTGGAGATACATCATCATACCCTATCCCTCTTTCATTAAATGTACCTTTTGGAAGTCCTAACTTTTCTATACGTTCCTGAAACATTCCAATATCGTATGTTGTATTAAAAGCCATTAAGATATTAGGTTTATGCTTAGTAAACATAGTCTCAGTTGTAGCTTGTATAAATGTTGCTTCATCTTTAAAATGTCTAACCTTTATATCTAAAGTATCTATAAATTCACTACATGTATCTTTTACAAGTTTTATAGTCTTTTCATTTGCTTTAAGTTCTAGATTTTCTATTACTTCATGAAACTTTAGTTTTAAATCTCTTACAAATTGCTCTTTATTTTCTATTAAATAGTCTTGTCTCTTATATCTTCCATCTTTAAATACAGGAAAATCTATATAAGCAGTTTTACTATACTCGTCAACAAAAGTATTCATATTTATATACCATTCATCATTTTCATCTTTTGATGTTTCAATATCGAACGATGCGTATTTTATATCTGGTATAGTTACATCTGATTCAACCACTTTATCTTTTTCATTATAGTGATACATTGGTTTTGATTTCTCAACATAAGCCCACTGTTCAATAGGTACATCAAGCATAAATACTCCAGGATGTAAATACTCAGCTCTATATGGTATATCTGGCATAAGAACCTTATGCATTTCATTTCCCCATTCATCTTTAAAGTAAACATGCTTACCTTCAAATAGAAGTTCACGTGTTGCTTTATTCTTTCTTGAATAAGGAATCATATATCTTTCACAAGAGTCACGATTTATATACTCTTGTGGATACTTAGGTGTTTTTCTTGCAATAAAAACAGGAACTTCAGGAGCTTCACGTTTTTCAAGTCGTGACTCTCCTGTAGTTTTATCTATATAGATATTAAATAATGTGTCTATATCTCTATAGTAATGTGTATGAAGTAAAAATAAGTTATTATCATAGTTTACTATAGAGTTATCTTTTGGAAAGAATGGTCTTGTATCAATATTCATTTTGGATTCACCTCATAAACTCTATAACATAATACTTCTTTTACTATACTAGATAATAAAAGAGAGTATATAACAGGACCAATGTTCTCATTTTTAAGTGTCCATAAAAATTCTGTAATAATATAGCACATAGTGTATGATGTAAGTAGAAGAAGTATTTTATTAAGCTCTTTTGTTACATCATCTTCTGTAGTTCCATTTATGTATGTTATTATATTATTATTTAAGAATAACGATACATAGTCTCTAAATACAGCATCATACGTCTTTTGAAATGCACTATTTGTAACCACAAATCTATCAAGTAAGCTCTCACAATGATCTGATGTATGTGCTGATATAGATGTTACTATATCGTTAAGAAGCACTGACATATTCTGTCTATAAATCTTATCAGAAAGCTTAAGTATTAGATTTTCATCAAACTGTATAGGCATTTCAGCTTCTTCTTTTCCAAATACAGATGTAAATATTGCTGTTATTTCAGCTGTTCTATAGATAGAATCTAAATCATCATACATCCATAAAGGTATTCTTTTAAATAAATCTGTGTTATTTATAATCTCAGTTATTTCTTCATAGTAATCCTCAGTCTTTTTAAATAGTACATCCTCTATAATCTCATCCATAACAGTAACACATATAGAAGTAGTATTTACATCATTTGAACCAAATGTAACAGAGTGTATTATCTCATCTAAGTTTACAACATTAAAGAAATTATAAAATTGTGTATTTCTAATTTCATGTATAAGCATAGCTGAGTAAAATTGAGGAAATATTCCTTGTTCTAAGAATAACATTATAAGCTCAGGAACTTGTTTTGTAAGCACATATCTTATAAAATATGTTCTTAACTGTATATTTATACTACTAACTCCCTTTACAGATGGAAATAACTTACTTTGATAAAATATGTAGTATAGGTAGTCTGCCATTACTACATATAAAACCCCCTCATCTTCTCTCAGTATTTCTACAACACCAAGAAGTATTCCTTCAACTATTCTAGGAAGGTCTGATATATCTATACTGTCTACTGTATCAACAGCTGGATTATATCCAAATGTTTTAAATGTTCTTGTAAGCATTGCTTTTACATCACTATCGTCTATGTCTACCAATGCATTCTCTATTGTACAGTCATAAATCATGTTTTTCTAATCAACTCCTTTTTCTAATATTCTTAGTGTTGTTGCATTTATGATTATATGATTTAAAAGATTATATTTGAAATAGTCAAATCTAAATACATCTATACTGAGTGACACATAATAATCATAAATAAACCCTGTATCATAAGCATAGAACCATAAGTAATTACAAGTATACTCTAAATCACTTAGTTCATTATAATCTAGTAAGAATACAGTTCCATACAGTTCTTTATGCTTTTCTTGTGCCTTTCTTAGAAATACTTTAAAGAATAAATGTGAAGATGGTGGCAGAGAACCTTTGAAATATCTTATAGTACTTTCTGTTAACTCTATAAAGTATTTAAATATAGAGTTTGGTATAAGTGAATAGGCCAGTTCAAACATGTTAGTTTCATCAAGACATTCTATTTGTGATTCTCTATCCTCTTTTACACTATCAAGTATCTCATTATTTTTCATATAAGTTTCTATATCAGGCATATAATATATTGATTCACTGCCTATAAAAAGCTCAATTGGATTTTCTGCAAGTATAGGTACTATAGATAATACTAACTTATCCATATCCCAAGTATAAAGTCCAAATACTCTGTTAAAAATATAAGTAGAGTTTGTAAATTTTATTGTATCGAGACATATAGCACATGTATGTGTAATACTAGGCATATCTGTACCAATAAAATTAGGAATTATTATCTCATACAAAGAATCATATAATTCATCGTATTTATATCTATTTAGGACATAACTTTTAAATAGAATAAAGTCCTCATTATTAGTTATATCTGGTTCAATTGTAAGCATTGTGTATAATATAACAAACGGGTCTTTTATAAGCTCATTGTACATAGATATATCAATACTTCCTAAAAGAATAGATTGAACTATATTAAGATGTGATTCTACTCTTAAAGTATGTTCTTTATCTCTTTTATAATCAAGTCTTCTTTTTAAAGAACTAACAGATTCTCTATAAGATACTTCTAAATCACTTTCCAATTATATCACCTCCCATAATTAAAATCAATTACTACAAACTGTAAAGCTCTATACATATAACACATTATATCAAATATTGGTACATTTATACAGTCAAAGTTATAAGCCTCTAATACAATATCTTTAATATTATAATTCTTGTCAATTTGCATATAAAACGATAATATTTTATTTATTATAGAATCTCCAGATAGTAAATCAAAGTAAGTATTTATAAGTTCAAAATGTGCTTCTTCAACAAGTAAATTTGCCTCTTCTTCACCTATATCAGAAGATATTTCCTCTTCTTCTGCATCTGCAAAATAACATAATCTCTCTTCAATATCATTTATATTATTTTCTTCTAATAAAGATGTAACTATACTATCATCTGTCCTAGTTAATATATCTCTTGCTGTAAGTGTTGCTTCAGAAGAATTATATTCATTTTCATCATTTAAATAATTACTAAGTATTCCACTTGAATTTATGAGTACATCTTTATGAATATATTTAAATTCATTTAGAACTTCAGATAATATATTTAAACATATATTACTTTCAAAATCACCCTCATAAAAAGAGTTATTATAAATTAATGTTTCGGTTGTATCTCTATCATATCTTTTAAGTATAGCTATTATATCATCATTTATTATAAGATTTTCAATGTATTCTTTATTTAATGACACTTCTCTAAATAACTGAGCTATAAACTCTATAATAGAGCCATTATGATAGTTATTAACCTCATATAATATTGCTCTTTCTAAATTAGAATAGAATTTTGAATTGCTTTTTGGAACTAAAAAAGCATATAGAGCTAAAAATGGATATCCCATAATAGAGCTAATAAGACGTGTTTCAAAACTTTTAGAAATATCGTAGTTATAATTTACTGATAAATCTATAAGTTTATTATAATAAGTATAAATGTCCTTTGATATATTAACTCTATTATGAACTGCATTCTTTGCTTCTTCAATTACCTCAATTAAACTTTCCCCATAAATAACAAAATCATCTTTATAAAACATTTTAGTACACCTCCTTCAACCTATATTAAATACTTAATAGTTAATAAGGGTGTCTTGATATAGAAATTTAATAAATTTAGTAAACTCTTGTGCATCCTCATAATTATAAAGTATCTGTTCCTGATAGAATGTAGATAAGGTAAGTGTAACTTCTCTATATATCTCTATAAGTACACTTGATAATATCGGAAGTATATTTGTTTCTTGTCCCTTAAATCTTGATATCAAATCTGTTATGTTATCATAGCTTTCCTTTATTATAACTGAGTCTCTGTACATTGCATATCTAAGTACATTTTGAATATATGTCATAATCTCATCTCTTATTGATTCTGCTTCTCTTTCAAACTCATCAGCATATATTGCTTCAGATGGGTCTATATTAATACTATAAAGATATGTATCTATTAAATCTACAACTCCCATATTATGTATGTTAGAATCTATATTATCCATAATTCTATCAAGCATATCATAGATAATAGTATCTTTATCATCAAGTGATGCAATAACATTAAGTGAATCTAGCTTAGCTATATGTCCATACACAAATAGTACATCTGCAATCTTTTGTATCACATCTTTATCATCAAAGTTATCATAATCAATATACCCACACAGTATAGTATCATAACTTCCAGATGTAACATAAAGTGAAATTTCTCTTCCATTATCAATATTATTTAGATTTATTAAATAGTCATGTATATGATTTATTACATTTAACATAAATGGATACTTTAAACACTCTTTTTTATTTATATTAATAGCCCAAGCAAATGCTGGATTATCATTCATATAGTTAAATACAAGTCTTGCCTTTCTATATTCATCTATATCAAGTATATCTATATAGTGTAGAGTTGTGTAAAGACAGTCATTTATAAATATTAAATCATCATCTGAGAACTCTTGCAACCATTTAATCATACTAAAGTTGCGGAATAAAAAAGATGAGTCAGGGATTTCTCCCCGACTCACCATTATGTTATTATTAATCATTATTCTTCATCCCCAATCTTCTAAAGTTTTCAAGTGTTTTTTGAGGTATGTAGTAGTTTTGATATTCAGGCATTCTCCAGTAGTTTTTATAAACATCTGGCATATCTTTGTCTGAATCTACAAACTTATAAGGTATTCCTTTACTGTATGCAAAACACTTTATTTTATCTCCAGATGGAGTCATCTCTAAGTTTTCTATATGTAGTAGACTTGGATGATTGAAGTATGGGTATTCTTTTGTTAAGTCAGCTTTCCCGTCTTCACCTTTATAATATGCTTTAACATAATATGTTCCATCTATTTGGTTTATATACATAACAGGTTCAATATCATCTACTTTGCTCATAAGTCCATTTATAGATGTATTATAGTCATGTCCAAGTTCAGTTGTTCCAGCAGAAGAAAGTGTCATATTTCTTCTTTGTTCATATAGTTTTAATGCTTCATTATTAAGTGCAGAAGTAGTTACATTCTGTGATGGTACAAGTCCTTCTTGTATTACTTTATCACCTTTATAAAACTCAGGCTTCTCTGTAACTACAGCTTCATGTACTGCAGTTACTCCTCTCTGTGGGGTATCAACTACTTCATTTGCTTCTTTTACTGAATTAAGTCCATCAACTACAGATTGAGTTTGAACTTGAGTTAAAGATATTGGTTGGTCTACTACTTCTATAGGTGGTCTATATGTAGCTGGATTGAAACTTCTCATTTCATTTTGAGATTGAGAACCCATTCCATTTGGATATACATTTACCATAGTTCCAACTGCTCCACCTGCTTGTGCAACTTGTGTATCTACTGTTTGAACACCTTGAGTCTTTTCTTTATTTTTATCTACATAGAATTTTCTTACATCTTTTTTAGTTTTAACTGCATCAAGTGTAGCCTTCCATGTATTATCATCAAACTTATCCATAGTTTTAAGAAGGTCAGACTTAGTTGAGTATGCTGCTGTCACAAAGTCTGGTCTTGCATTACTGTCTTTAAGTTCTTTTATATAAAGCTCAAGCTCAGTCAAGGAAGTCCTAACAGAACTTCCTTTTCTTTCATTACTTGCTATATATTTTGCAAGTGCTTGTTGTAGTTGTGCTATCTCCATTGTAAGTTCTATCGCATCTTCCTTTGGAATACCACTTATTTCACTTGTAGGAACGTATTTATTTCTTTTCTTATTAGTAAATAATGATACACTCCATTTATTAGATAAGGCTCTTCCTCTTCCCTCATCTGCTAAATCCATTAATGCCATACATTTCTCCTTTTAATTAGAAAGGAAATTCATCTTCATCAACTTTATCTACTGGAGGAGCTGTATTTCCTGAGTAGTATGGTTTAGAACCACCTTGTGATTTAGAATCTGCTTGTTCCTTTCCATATTCAATTATAAAGTTTCCATAAGTATAAGATGTTCCTGATATAATTGCTTCAAGAACATTAGAGAACTTTTCCATAAGTACAGTTGCTTTAGGTACATAAGGTTCACCGTCATTTGAACCAAATGCATTCATAGTATATTCTGCAATAAGTGCTTCTTTAGGGAATTCTTTAGATTTTCTTATTTCAGAATATTCTTCATAACCACTCAACCCATAAATCATCCACTTAGTAGTCATAGTCATTTTCTTATTTGCATCAAAATCACAGAAAGTAATAAATCTTAATGCATATAATTTGTAGTTTTCATCACCTTTACAAGAAATAAACATGTCATGAAGTTTTGTAGGAACTCCTTCTTTTCTTACTTCCCATAATCTACTTCTTGTAAGTTTTAAATATTGGTCTACAAATGATATTTTAAGTGTAGAGATATCATCTTGTGATACTGTAACTGAACCCATTTCTGTAAATGTTAATTTACCATCTGCCTTTTGTCCTTGGTCAATAGCTAATTCAAAGTCATATCCCTTAGTATGTAATCTAAGTCTTGCTTGTTTAGCATTTTCTCCAAATCCAAAATTAACCATTGAAAATAATTGTACATCTTTTACTGCCATAATATAATCCTCCTATAATCTGTTATTAATCATTTACGTAATCAAATGAGCCAATGTTATCAAACTTAGCTCTTCTTAAGTTATAAACACCAGAGTTTAGCTCTTGTTTATCATTCTTATTTAAAGAATATCTAGTAACTAAATCTAAATATGCTTTATATTCATCTTTAGATAGCTCTTCTCTAACTTTACTATCATTAGACATAACTATTTGGAATAATTCTTGTTCATCATCCCAATCACCAGAGAAATCTTCATCAGAACTTATAAGTTTTTCAACGTACTCATTAATATCACGTCCTTGATTCGGTGTATCATATATAGTTGCTTCTTCTTTAGATACATTATCTGGTTCTGTTTCTGTTACTTTAGGTTCTAGAAGAGTTTCTTTAGTAATATCTGTTTTATCTGCAATATTAGTTATATCTTCTGGATTTATAATACTTTGTGCCTCTTTAGTTTCTTCTTTTATCTTTTCTTTAATAGAAACTTTATCATCTGTATTTACTTCATCTTTGACTTCAGAAGTGGTAACATTAACATCTAAATTACTAAGCATTTTTTCAACCTCTTCTATAGTTCTATCTTGCTTTTCTATATCTTCAGGAGTTCTTTCTACTTCTGATATATTATTTGATTTTGGAGAAGCTTCTTCAGTAGGTTTAGATTTTTCTTTAACTTCTTTTTCTTCAGGCAAATCTCCTGGTTCAGGTTTTAAATCTTTTGCATAAGAAGGGTCAAATATTTCTTTAATAAAATCAATTGGTTCACGAGGAACACTTTCATCTCTTTTATATGGGTCTCCTCCCATAGATTCTATTATTTCTTCAAGTTTTGCTTTCTTAGCTTTTAGCTCTTCAATTATACCACTCTTATGGTCAATATCTCTTTGTATATTATCTCTTTGTAATAAGTAATGTGATATAGGTCTTTCTTCATCTTTAGTCATTTCATCTAAATCTGCAACACCTGCATTACTAGGAAGTGTTTGATTTACATTAAATAGTAATCTAAAATCACTTGATATATCTCCAAGTAATTTACCTGCATATAAATCAGACTTAAATACTACATCTTTTCTAAGTCTATCTATAGTTTCTATAGTAATATCAGGGTTTCCTGTATGGTCAAATACATGCATAAATGGATGGTCGTTTGCATCTTGACCAGCTAGTATCTCATTTATATCTATAACAAAAGATATTGCTTCAGAGTTTGCAAAATCACTTTCATTATATGTTCCACCTTCATGTACTTCTGCCATAAAATAAAACATTGCTATTCCATAAGAAGAGTTAAAGTAGTAGTCACAGTCTACATCAGCTCCATTTTGTTCATACTGTTTACAAAATAAACTAGTATTATTTCTTAAATATTCAGTTAAAGGATAATCTGATTCAGTATTTGTAATAACTACTACTCTAAAGAACTTCTTAGTATTATTACTAATATCCTCAATATTAGCTCCTATAACTTTAGTTTTCAATCCTTCACTCATTATAATCCTCCTTTATATTTCACCATAAGTAACATCGTATTCCCATACTTTACGGTCTCTATTATATCTTGAAGCTATTGCTATAACTTCAGGAACATCATCATTCTTTTCATCACGTCCGTTGTGTTTTATCATATGTGAATCAGCTTGATATCTATCAAAGTTTACCATTTGTAAGAATTCAAATGCTCCATTTGATTCATTTGTCATATCTGTTATATATGTAGACATATGTAAATCTGATGTTAAAAACTCATGAGATGTAAATTCATTATTTAGATATTCAGATATAGTTGATTTATCGAAACTATCTTCTAGAACTCTTAAGTATAATGTAGGTCTTAACTCTAAATTTACAAGTGGTTTAAATGTAAGTGAACCAGTTTGTAAAAATCTAGATTTACCATAAGTTCTTGCAAACTTACAACTCATTCCAAAAGATGTTTCTTGAAGGTCTTTAAATGTAAATCCATGTGACCTATATTGGTCAAGTTCAGAATATATCTCATCATTCATAAAGTTTATTACATTTAATAACTCTTCGTATACTTTAGTTCTGTTCTCTAATATCTCATAAAAGTAGTGTGCTACAACTGGAACAGCTAAGAATTTAATATCATATCCCATAGAACCTACTTTAGCAAGTGGATTTGATTGTATTAAGAAGTTTTGTGTAACATCTTTAAACATCTCAACAGTTGCTTCATATTTAGATATTATTTTTCTTACTCCACCAGTAATATAGTATAGTTTTAATATCATATTTTGTGATGTATTTATAGTTAATGTTCTTTTAACTGCTGTTTCATCAACATACTTAATATCAAACTCTTTATCATATATTAATCTATCTGTTTCAAAATCAAAGAATAATGTATATTTTTGGTCTTCTCCAACTTCTTCCATTCTAGTTAGAGGTACATCAACAGAAAGACCGTTAGTTCCTTTAATAGTTAGAGTTGCAGTAAAGTTAGCATCTCCTCCAGTTGCTTTTAATGGTACTTCTTCATTATCTGAACGTATTTCAGTTTTTACTCTAAATATAGATTTCTTTGCTCCTCCTAAATCAGGATTAACATATTCTTCATAGTCATCCATTCTAAGAGTAGTATTTATTATATGTGTATTAATACTATCATCTTCATTTTCTTCAGTTATTCTAGTTTTATAAGGAACATCTACTTGCATATTCATATAAGTTCTTATTACATTCTCTTTTTTACTATAAGATAATATAAATGGAATTCTATGAAGATAGTCAGATGAGTTAGCAGTTCTTGCAGCTTCTTCTGTTGGCTCTGATGTCCAACCACTATAAAGAGGTACTGTTAGGTCTGCTTCTGTTCCTTGAGTTGATTTAAGAGCTATTGAAGATGGGAAGCAATAGTAATCTTTTCCTCCTACTGTTCTAGATGGTAGTTTTGATATATCTACTTCTATATCTAGAGAGTTTGTAGGAATTGTGTATTTATGTTCTTTTGTAATAGAAGTACTTTCATTAAAATTAAGTACTGTATAAATATTAAATATTCTTGATTTAACATTATTAAGAACTAGTTTTGGGTGAAACACTGATGCTCCTTCATAAGTTCTTAAATAATTACTCATATCAACTTCTGTATCAATTCTTCTTCTTGCTGATTTAAGCTTAATAACTTGATTTCTTATAGATTCTTTTCCATAATCAGCAACTCTTCCACCTTTAGATTCAAAATACTCACCAATCGGTTCATAATAAATATTCATTTCAGGTGGATATACATCTTCTGCTTTAGCTATTCCTTTATATTTAACGTTTTCTCCTGTTGTAGTAAGAAGATAACATGTTATAATACCATTTATTTCTGGTCTAAAGCCACCTGGAACATACTTATGCTCAAATATAAGTGATTTATTTCCAGATACTTTATATTCTATAAAGTTTCCTTGTCCACGAGAATAAAAGTTTCTTGGTGTTAAATCTATCTCAGATGATTCTGTAGTATTCTTATATGTGCAGCTAAAAGAGTAAATAAGTCCTTTAGTTTGTATATGCCATCTTTGTATGTCTCTGTTACCAACTGGCATATATTTTACTTCTTTTGTAACTTGTAAGAAATTAGCTGTAAAAAGAATATAATAGTCATCATTAAATAGTATCTTTTGTGTAGGAATAAGATGTCTGTCTCCATTTGAATCAATAAAATGTGTTTTTACTTTAAAATCATTCCCTATTTGTTGTACTCTTATTGTGTATATATCGTTTTCAGCAATAAATGGATATCCATTAACTACAACAGTATTCGCATTTGTGTATAAAAACTCCCAGGTATCATTTGATATAAGTCTTCCAAGCGTTATTACTTCACTAAGTGGAAGTCTTACAAACATTTCCATACTAGATGGATGAGCAAGAGATATATCAAGGTCATGTTGTGCCATATGAGAGTATAAACTTGTATAGAAATTACAGTCGATTATTGATGCTTCTCTATACATAGTATCCATTTTCTCAGATGTCATATCATGTATCATAGATAATATTTGTATCATACGTGATTCTGGTCCCATTATAGGTAAATCTTGTATTGCAACTCCAGAGTTTAATAGCTCTTCAACTATTGCTTCTCCTAATGAGTATTTATCTGCAACTGTTAATTGCTGAGAACCATAAAGATTCTTGTTATCTGCCATAACAAACCTCCTTTTTATATTTGGTTAAAAATAACAGAAAACTTGTTTTTATTCAGGTTTAGTTTCTTAATTGGAAGTTTAACTACACTTATCTTACATAAGCTTGGTGTTATACTCATTTTTACATAAGATGATATAAAACTTCCTGTAAGTATAGATATTTGGTCTTTTTCTATTTTAGTTTCTTCAAGAGATTCTGTTTCCATATCAAATACTGAGTTTCTATAAATAAATCCTCCTTCTTCATTATTAGACCTTATATAAGTAAAGAAGTCTTTAAATATAGGTTCACTTGGTAAAACATCTATTTTTATTTCTTTTTCTTTGCAATCTCTAAATATTATATTTGCTACATTACGTACTACATTTGCAAAATAATGTACTTTTTTAAAGTTATTAGTAGTATAAGGTATAGGAAATAATGCTTCCTTTTTAACTATTTCTCTAAATAAATACTCTTTATCAAGTTTACTAAATTTAGATGTATCTTCAAATAAAGTATTTAAATACACTTCAAATACACTTCTTTTACTAAGTGTAATCTCTCCTGGTGCATATTTACTTCCCCTAAAATCAAATGTTTCAATAAAAGAATCTATTTCTTCAAGTAATTCTTCTTTAGTAGTTTTAGTAATCTCTTTCATATTAAACCTCCTTTAAAATGCCTAATTTCCAATCTTTACTATAATTGTACAAAATAAGTAAAGTATTGGAAAATAGACCTATTATAAGCTCTTCTAGAGCCTATTAAAACTTATTCATTACAAATACTCTAGTTTTATTTTTAACATAAAATGTAGAAGTATACCATTCATATCTTTCTATAAAAGACCTAAAGTCTAAGTATCTATCAATTGGTATTTCTATTACAGGTTTAGTAGTTCCAAGTAGTTTAAATGCTTTCTCTAGCATATCTGTACCACCACCAAATTTACGATATGCTTTTTCAATTGCCATAAATTCAATTTTAGGGTCAATTAAATCTTTAGACACTATAAGAAGTCCAACTGCTTTAGTTTCAAACTTAAGAAAGTATATTCTTCTTGTATATGCAATTACTGGTGCTTCCTTAATAGTTTTTATACTGTTTACATATTCTTTTGCTTTTTCTTTAGGTGTACCTGTAATATCTTCTATTAATCTTTTCATTATATTATAGTCCATATAGTTAGGACATCTTACTTCTTCTAAACTAAGCATATTTAAACTCCTTTTATATAGCTACTTCATATTTATATTTTGGAAAATCTTCTGGATTATAGTTTTCTATATAAACTCCTTTAATAATTTCTAAATCTTCAACGTTGTGTATATCCCAATCTTTAAGAAGAGATGGGAAGTTTTCTGGAATTATAAGTTTCCAATCTTTAGTTTCTTGTGTTGATTCTATTTGTTTTTTAAGTCCATCTACATGTCTTGTGTAGATGTGATAGTTGTGTGATGACCATATAAATTCTCCTACTTCAACACCTAGTTCATCTGCTACAAGTTTTTGAAGTATGCAGTATTGGACCACATTACTCACAAGGCCCAACCCTACGTCTGTCGATCTGGCTCTTACTTCAAGAATTAATTTGTTATTACTTATACTCCATTGAGTTAAATGTACACATGGTGTTAGAACCATATCTTCAAGTTCAGTAGGTATCCATATCTCACTTATAGCTCTTCTAGAATTAGGGTCATTTTTTAATGTTCTTATTATATAAGATAACTGATTATCGTATCCAAGTACAGGTCTTCCTATTTGATACCCATATGCTTTCCCTATAGTATTATCTTCACGTTCCCATTCATCCCAGAATTTACAGTTAAGTTTATCTCTTAAATCTTTTACGTTATTAGAACGGAATAACCAAATCCAAGCTATTTCTCTAAATGCTGACTTAATTGGTGTATATCTTGATGTTAAAAGTGGAAATGTTTCTGGATTTGTCCAATCTACATTTAATTTAAAATGTAATCCATACTTTGATATATAATGTGCTGGTGTTCCATCTGCATATCTAGTTCTAACTCCTCCATATAAATGACTTGATGTTCCTGAATTTAGTATGTCTTCTACTATATCTTTATAAATTTTATCAAATTGTGTCATTTTAATTCTCCTCTCAATGTTAGTTGTGTATAATATGATTCTACTGTTCTTAATGCTACTATTGAAGTATCTATAAGTCCTACTCCACCTGGTACTTTATTATATAAAGTATATTGTGCTTTTATATCATTAGGAATATCTCCTCTTAGTTTACCATTATCGTTCACTATTCCTACATCTATTATAGTTCTATTAGCAAGACTTTCATTAGTAGATACTGGATATTTATTAAACATTTTACATATATCTTTTGAACCAGTTACTGATATTATAATATCAGATGTAAATAGTAACGCTTCTTTTATATGAGTTGATGTTCTTGAATCAGCTACAAATGTTGAGAATTTATTATATTCTATTACATCTGCCATAGGTTTTCCTAAGTGTTTTGACTGACCTAATATAAATACATGTGGATATTTCTTCATTATGAATTGAAATTCTTTAAATATCTCTATAACAGCTGCAACTGTAGTTGGTACATATCCAAGCATGCAATCAGCCATAAATGTAGATGTATTCATATCTAAAAAGCAATCTATATCACGATATCTAGTATTATCTAGTTCATTAAGTGTAGCTTTAAATATATCAATATTTTCTTCAAATAATTTTCCAAGTGGTTTTAACACTATAAATGGATTTAAAGAGTCTTTATATTTATCTTTATAATCTAGTAAATCTTCAACACTATTAAGTTCTATTATTTCAATTTCTATATCAAGAGAAGTTAGTTTCTTCTCTATTCCTTTTATAAATGATTTTGTATCATCTTTATTATCTGTTTTAATAAGATGTAGTTTTGGTGTATTTTGATATTTAAATATATCTCTTAATACCATAACTTTACATTCTGTTATATCATCAATTTTAGAAGCAATATACTTACATGATATTATATTACCTCTTGGTTTATCTTTATAGAATTTTAAATCTTCAGGTTCTGCTATAGACATAATATAATTATGTACAGAAGCTGTATATTTCTTTACTTCAGATTTAGGTTTATACTTTTTAAGTATAGCTAAACATTCATCTTGATAGTTTTCAAATAAGTTGTGTACTCTCATGAAGTATTTATCTATTTGAGTCATTACTATCTCTCCTTTGCGTACAAAATAATCTGAGCTCCAATTAAGGAACTCAGACTCTTTATATTTCTCCAGTTGGTGTTTCTCTAGCAAGATTAGGTTTTCCAGTATATCCTACTCTTTCTAAGAACACATTAAATTCTTTTTTATTTATGTATATTCCAATAAATATTTCTTCATCTACTTGTGCATATGTATCTTTAATATAAGAGTTATCATAGTCAATAGTAGTCCCAATAGTATTTCCATAAGGTTCAGGTAAACTTTCTTCAAATTTACGAACACGTTTTCTTATTGCAACTATATTATAAAATTCTCTTGCTTTAGTCTTTTCAGGTTCTGTTTGAATTTTACCAAATCTTAACTCAGCTCTTTTCATAAACCCTACAACTAAAGGATTAATAATAAGTCTAGAGAAATCTATTTTAGCACATACATACTCTCCAACATCATTACGAACTATATCTTCTTCAGATATTTTATAAATAATATTATTTTCAAGTACAGTTCCATATATTTGGTCTTGCCAATGTGCTACTCTTACATCTTCCATTGCTTTAACTTCATATGTTTCATCTGCAATCTTGTATGTTTTTCCTGTTTTAACATCAAGATTAGGATTATTAAGATTAGGACAAGTTAAATCTGCATGAAAAGTAAGTCTTGTAACTTCTGGATAAGTTATAAGAAATTGAAATCTAACTTGATGTATATTAAGGTTATTAAGAGGAAGTGTATCCTCTTGTATAGAATCTGCAGTTAGAGTTATTTGTGCTTTATATCTAAATACAAAGTATAACTCATTTTTTCCTCCTACTACTTTAAAGTCTACTGGTGTTTCTGAGTATCTTCTAAGTAAATCAAGAAGTTTATCATCAGAAGGACGTTTATATCTTCTATCTTGATTTTCGTTAAGATAGTCTATTCCAAACATCTTCTTTAATGTATTTTCAACCTCTCTTGGTATTACTGCTTCTATATCGTAACTTATTGGTATTATGTCATCTAGTATAGTTCTAAATGGGAAAAAATTACGATATAAGTCAGTAGATACATTATCAGGAAACTGTTCTCTCCATAATCTTGCAACTTCCATTCTCTCAGGTAGTGTTCCTACCATAACTGTAAATGCACAAAGCATTGTGTTAAATCTATAGTCTGCAGTGAGAGCGAATCTTAAGTCTTTCATATAGTTATACATAAGACCATCTTTAGGGTCATTTTTATAGTTTACTACCATAGCTGTAAATCTAGGTTTCTTTTTAAACATATTAACTTGGTCCATAGATGGAATATTAACTATTCCTGTTTGGTTTACATCTTGAGTAAATATAAATACTCCTCTTGGAAGCAAGTCTGGTTGTATACTTATAGTTCTTACATCACGTAGGTCATAACTAGGTTCAGCAGAAACATGCTCTAAATTCTCACCAGCAATTTTATAACCAAGCATTTCATTTAAATATGTCATAAGATGCTCAGTTACATGATGATAGCATGTATCCCATGTGTGAAATCTATCTATTATAATCTTTGATTTACCTTCATAAGATATAACTTGCCAGTATTCATTTGCTCTTGTAATAAAACCCCTTAAATCTAGTTCAGGAAGTGTATTTGTTATCTCATTGCTTCTTTCTCCAAATGCCATATATACCTCCTTAATAACTAAATCCTAGTTTAAATATTCTACGATGTGGGTCGTTACTATTAACAGCTACATAAACACCTGGATTACGAGCAAGCAATTCTCCAACACCACGATGAGCATAGTTTACATACTCAAACACTCTTGGAAATGTTTGTGCAAATACACGTTTTGATTGAAATGATGGTGATACATTTGGTCCAGTTGCATATCCACCTTTAAATCCACAGTCTTCTGTCCATAAAGATGTTCTATATGGACATCCTTCTCTACCTGATTGTGTATCTCTTGTAATTTCTTGTAATGTTAGAGCTGAACCACGAGTATCAACTGCATTTGCTGGGTTAAAATTACTAATCCAGTTAAAGTAGTCAAAATACTCAGGTGCATGTGTATCCCATTCAAGAGCTTTAAATGTAACAGAAAAGCTATCAAGAAGTTCTGGTTTTTCAAATCCTTCCATTTTATGTTGAGTAAAATGTGTTGGAGTATCTGCAAGTGATAGCATGCAACCAAAACCAAATCCTATTATTTCCCAGTCAGTATTTACAGTTACTACATACATAGACATATAAGAATCAAGTGCTTGATACTTTATGTACTCAGGACGCATTGCATAACCTTCTTCTGCTACATAGTGTGCATATTTACGCATACAGAATAGAAGTTTTGCAACGTCTGCTCTTGCATTATCTGTAAAAGTAACTGATATTTCTGTACCAACGTTTTCTGGTTTACCTGGAACAGGAATAGTTCCTCCATGCATGTTACGAACACCTTCACGAGAAGATTCATTCATTCTTACGGCAGGAACTTCTAAACAGTAGTTATTTAGAAATGTAAATAAGGCTGATTTATTACAGCCATCTCTACATAGTTCAGAATAAAGTCCAGGGTCAGAAAGTACAAGTTGTCTTAATGTATCATAACGAGTAAGCTCACCCGTTGCTGCAAGTTCGTTATTTTTACCTTTTACAAATAGATTAAGATTAGGTCTTGTAAAGAATACATAGGATTTTATTCTTCCAGTTGTATCAGATTCAAGAAATGGTCTATGTACAAAAGCATATTCTCTTGAGAATGCTATTGCTTTAGTAGTATCCCAAATATAACCTAAATCTTCCATCATAAATCTTGCATATTCTCCAAAGTATAATCCTGTTGAGAATAAATCTTTACCAGCTATAGATGAAACATAGTCAGCATCCATTGATTTAAATACTTTTGGATATGCTGTTTTTGCATTTGATATAATAGAGTTATCATTAAGTCCAAATATATTAATAAAAGACTTACCAATATTTCCTATTCTATTTAAGAAAGTATTTGCCTTTTCAAGTTTCTTACCATATTTTCTCATAGTTCTTTCATAAAAACCATGAAATATACCATATCCTAAGTCTTTTAGTTTATCTTCAAGTGTTGAAGCTGGATTTACTCTTATTCCATCTGCTATATTAGAAATACGTTGCAGTGCTTCATCCGTTTTTTGTATAATAGACTTTCTTCCACGTACTGCATCTTTAAGTCCATTTACGTCATTCATTATAGCTTGAGTATACTGGTTTCTTTCATCATAACCAGTTGGTTTACTATCTTGTAATATATCAAATATACCACCAGTTATAATATCTTTAAATGGTTCTCTATCTGGAATCTTTTTACCAGCTTGGTTTATTAAGTTACCATTAATGTCATACATTCTTGGTGTCATTTAAATCACCTACTTTATACATGGTTCACTTCATACTTTACATCTACAAGTCCAGCTGAACCATGATACAAGTTTATATGATTACATCTTGAGTATACCTTTGTATTGGTAATAGTTTCATATTTATTTCCTCCAAGTGTAATCTCAGCCGGTGAACCAAACATTAAAAGAGAAGCAGAGAATGATGTTCCATCTGTTCCTCCTATATTTTTAAGTCTAAAATGTTCTTGTAACTCATCAGAAGATACATCAATATCACATTCTACATAAGCACGACAGTCTTTATCTGTTGATAAAGTTTGTCCATGATTATCTGGAATATCATGTCCATCATCTGTTTTATAAAATGGTCTAAATGTAACTTTCTTTGTAAAGTACTCAACATACTTTATACCATTTATTTCAACTACTCTATGATGAAGATAAGTTTGTTTGTACTTAACCCAGTCATTTTGTGTTAAAAGAACTGTTCTCCAAGGTATTAAATCATCAAGGTTTGCATTAAATCCATCAAGATGTCTTTTAAAAGGAATTATATCTCCTCCATTAGCTCCATTTTTAGCAACATTAAGTCCTATTATTTTAGCAGGTCCAGGTTTTACAACTACTTTAGATTTAGTATTTTCTGTATCTGTTTTAAAAAGCTCTTCTTCAAAATACTTTGAATTAAGAGTCGGTGTAAGTCCGTTATAGATAGATGTTACTATATGTTGAAGTCCTTGTATGGTTACTTTATTTTTAAATCTTACTTCAACCCAAGAACCATCTTCAAGCTGCTTTTTACCTACAACTTCTCCTACAACATGTCCTTTTTCTTTATCATCATATATTCTATATACGAATTTGTGTTTTTCATCTATTTTAAGATTATTTAAATCTCTTTCTTCCATTTAGAATTTTCCTCCTTCTCCATCATAAATAGCTACATCTCCATAAATCATTCTAAGTTTTAAGCTATCATGATTAGACTGTATAGTTTTTGCTACTGGTTTTAAATACTTTATTTTAACTCTATCATTAGAACCAATATTTACTCTATCTCTTTGTGTATGTTCAACATGTGTCCATATACTATCAAAATTTAGCTGATATTCTCTATCTGGACCCATTTTTAAAAGTCCACCTTCTGATATAAAATCTACTGCATATGCTTTAAATGTTTTAAGTATATATAAAAGGTATTTAGAAAGTCCATTCATAAATCTTTGTGTTACATCAAGAACTTTTTCTATTCTAAGTGAATTTTGTAAACTGTCTCTTCCAAGCTCTGAAAAGTATTGAATTAGCTCTTGTGTAAGATTATCTATTTCTATTATAAGGTTCTCACGTTTTGCTAGTTCTTCATCAGTAGGGTTAGTTATATCAAACGGAGACTTAACTCTTTCATATTCTGCATAAAGTATTGGGTCTATTTGCTTTAATATATCTTGATATGTAGTTGGAACCTCAGAACCTTTAGTTTGACCAAATGCTTCTGGAACTCTATCTACTTCTCTTATAATACGTTCAATTTCATTTAGCACAAGATACTCTCTTAAGTTTCTAATCTTAAGTTTAAGTTTATCAAATATATCATGTATTCCCATTGCTTTTTCCATAGCAATTAACATCTCTATAAAAGTAGAGTTATTATTAAGAGCATTAGGAAATTCATTTAAAGCAAATTTAAACTCTCTTGCATTAAACTCAGATATAAACCTCATCTTTATTTCATCAAAGTTATTAGGTATTTTAAATCCATAAAGTTTATCTATTTCTGGCATAGTATCTGTTTCAAATAAATGATATCTATGTGCTTGGAATGTAGTTAAACTCATATAATACATAAATACTGCAAAAAATGTATGGTTTTGTCCAGTTGATTTTAGTGTCATTATATGTTTTTCTGCAATCTTTCTATTTTCCATTATATATCTATGCATTATAGCATACCAATGTCCAAATTTAGTTACATTTATTGAATTACCTAGTGATAGATACTTTGATTCAGCAAATGAGAACTCTTCACTAAATACTGCTCTTTTAAGTTCTTCCGTATCACGCCATCTAGGGTCCATTTGTACAACTTCATCATATGATAGAATTTTATCTTCATTTGTAACATATTCATCTTGATACGGATACAACCATTTAAAAGGACGAAGTACAAACTGTACATTATAAAGTTCTTCAGGTTTTTCATTTCCAGTTAAAGGATATGTTATATTCTCTTTTGGTATTTTACGTATAAAATATTTATAAAGATTAAGACCTGAGAATAACTTCTCTGTAATATAATTAAGTACATAGTTAGTCCCTTTAAACATAAGAAGATAATTAAGTACAAATGTACAACTGTTTCTATAAAGTTCTGGCATGTTTTTAGGAAGAGTAAGTCCATGAGATTTCCATATATCTATTGCTTCTTGCTGAGTATATGTAGATTTATGTATAAATGGTTTCTTACTTTCAAGTACATAAGATATAAGTGCTTGCAGTTTAAGTGTTACAACATCTTCTGCTTCATAAAAATCAGTATTATACATAAGATATTCATTATAGAATGTTCTCATCCACATTTCTCTTTCTTTATTATAACATATTGCATACATTTCATGATCTGCTTTATCTTTAATATTTGAAAGTACTTCAAATTCTTCAGACTCACGAGCTGTTATAAGATCTATTTCTCTTCCTATAAATCTAATATATTGCTTTTGTGTATCTTTGTAAAGTTCATCAAACTTACCGTTACGTCTAAGTCTTAGCTTAGTAGCATAATCAAGTTCATGCAAAGGTGTTCCTTCATAATATACAAAGTCACCTTTTTCAACTTCTTCTAATGTTGGTAAACCAACGAGCATACGATAATACTCGTTAGTTTCCACATATGTTGTAATTACATAAGCTCTTTTAAAATCAAGAAGTCTTGAAACTTCGTGTTCTGTAAAGCTACCTTGTTTGTATAGCTCTATAATAACATTATCTTCTGACAGCATGTTAGCATCTTCTTCACTAATACCAACTAAGGCATCTTTTATCTCTTCTTTAGTCCATTTTGGGTAGTCGGAAAGTTTATCAAATCCCATATAAGCATTATAGTACTCAACATAGTTTTTTGCAGATTCTTCTGTTTCATTCTCTAACGCTCTTTTACTTTGCTTAACTATAAGGTTAGTTATTAAACGTTTTGCAGTTTGTAACCGTATGTTAAGTTCCTTTGTGTTTGCCAATTGTATAAACCTCCTTTTGCTAGTTTCTATATGCTACTTCCATAGGTGATATTACTTCATCTTGCTTATCAGGGTCTTTAGCAACAGATATTGCAAGTGCACGCTTAGCATCGTTTCCAAAGAATGCATTAAACGTTCCACTCATTACAGTCAAGTCATCACAACTTATCATAATATAATCTTTAGAACCAGTTTCTCTTGCTGGTTTATCTGGATTTGCACTATCTCTTGCAAGTGAAGCTATAATAAGTCCCATAGAAATATCACTTATATTTACCTTTTTGTTATTTGATATAGTATTATGGAATACTTCTAAGTGTGTTTCAAGTGGTATAAGATTTGATATTCCTCCTTTTAGGAATACATTAAACATCTTATAAACAGTCATTTCATCTCTTGGTATAATAGTATTTTCTATTATTACATCTCCTTGCTTATACACAAGTTTATAGTGTGTTTGACTAGGATTAGATGGATGTCCTGGTTTTAAAAGCTCAGTTGGATTTGTAATAATTTCTGTTCCAAGAGTAAACGTATATTTATTATGTGTTTCATTTTCTATAATAGAACCATGAGCAAGTATTTTATAATTTGTACCTTCTGGTGTAAGTGCAGTTTTAGGTACATACCAAGTTACATCTGTTTGACAGTATACTTTATCTACTTTATCAAGTGGGTCATGCTCTATTTTAAATAGAGCTCCTTTTGCTGGTTCTGGATATATAAATTTTTCTAAATCTACTATTCTAAATACATCGGCACCAAGATTATGTGTCATCTTCATAAACATGTTAAGTATCGCAGTAGCAGCATCAGACACAAACATTCCTATATAAATCATATCTCTATTTGCAAGTTTAAATGGTTCTTCACCTATACAATGTGAACAGAAGTGTCCGTTTTTCATTTTACATTTAAGTACATGTCTTACAGTTACTGTTTTACCTATATATTTATCTACATTATCAGAAGTTACATAAGTTTGACTTCCATTTGGGTTTATTATATATTTGTATATTATGTCAACTCTTCTTGCATTTCTAACTATAACTCCTTCTTTAGAACCACAATCACCTTTTATACCTCTAACATTTTGCATAGCATTTGAAATATACTTGTATGCAGCTCCTGCTAGTGCTGTTTGTTTTGCTCTTGATATAGCTCCAACCATTCCAACATTTGCAAGTGCTGGGAAGTGTACAGGTTTTACACCGTCACCGAGTGAATCTAGTATAATTGCAGTTCCTCCACCTATCATAGGTAGACCACCCATTGCTATATTCATGTTTCTAAAGTGGTTATCCATTTTGCCAGAGTTTTTAGATTCATACATTTCCATCATTGGGTCATCTTTAAACTCTTTTTTAGCATCTTCTACAAGTCCATCTATAGTTTTATTTAAAAGTTCTACATCTTTTTCATTTTCAACTTGTTCTTTAACTGCATTTAATGTCTCATCTCTATGCTTATCAAATTCTTCATTTGATAAAATCATACTATTTGTAACATTTGCATTATATAGATTTGAAAGTCTTAAACCGAATTCTGTATATCTATCAAGTACCATTTGTAAAACTTTTGTATCAGTTATCTTATCTTCTATAATATAATCTTTTATTTTGATTACAAGATTTTCTATTCCATCTCCATATAATGGAGTAAGTACTAAATCCCATACTTTATTATCCCAAAGTGAAGCAAATACTACTTTATTTATTATAAGTCTTCCAACTGTAGTAGTATATGTTTTACCAAGTCTTTTAAATGTAACATCATCATATAATGATACAAGTGGTCTTTTTCCTAATTCTTGTATGCATGTATAATGAGTTAGTGTTGATATAGATATTTTACCATCTTTAAGATTAAGTATATAATCTATAAATTCATGTTTACTATCCCACGATTTCTTTGGTGGGTCATATTTCTTTCTTTCCCTTGTAAATGTATACATTAGTTGGTCAGCATCTTTTCCTACTTTATTCATGAACTTACCAGAATAAGTAAAATGCTGAAGCAAACTATCATTAATTCTATGAGCTTCTTCAACTGCCTCTTTTGAGTTAAGAGGAGAGTTAGAAGTTTCATCGCCATCATGATCTATTTATATTACATATGTTCGTTATTCATATGTGGTGTAGTTTCATACACTCTCTTTAGCTTTCACTAAACATCACAGTCAATCTGTGAGGGTATTTAATATTTGGCAGATATTAAATACGATTAGACTAAATCAGTCCCAATTACATTGGGTGTGTGCTTTTCCCAGACACTTGTCCAGTACTCTCATTTCAGAGATAGTCGTTGAACTTCTATTAAGAAGTGCTGATTTTCCATTGTATCGACCTAGAGTGGGTATTTAACCTTTTCGTTTAAACTCTAGTTATCATCCTCTAACTTATTTCTGCTCACGCTCCATTACTGGTATAGAGGCTTTAGGAGTTCCCAGCTTTTAACACACTTTCAATCTCACATTACTGTAAGAAGGGGCAACCATTTTACCATTGAACCCAATTACTACTCCAGCAGCTATTCTTGTAGCTGTCTCAAATAGTCTTTGGTCGTAGTTATTTCTAATGAAATCATTTACATAAGGATAGTCTTTATATTCTACACCAAATACTTTACATTTCTTAAGATATGTAGGATATAAAGATAAAGGTACTGGTCTTAGATACTGTGTTGATAATGTTGAGTCTGTTGGGAATCTAGTTATCTTAACAGTACGTTTATTATAAACATCTGCATAACTCTCTAAAACTATATAAAAGAATTCAAGCCAAGAAAGTTCTTTATCTTCTGTTACATAACGTTTAGTTTGTGGGTCCCATACATCTATTGGAATAGATAGTGGTCTAAATGTTCCATCTGCACAAACTGCTGGAAAACCTGTTATCTTATGATGTGGGTCTTCTAGTTTTTTAATTTGTTCTCTTAAATATTCTTTATCATATACTATAAGCATATCAGTTGTAACATCATCATCAAAACATCCTCTATCATATAAATCCTTAATAAAGTCTATTGAGTTTTTAATAACTGTATCTAAAAACATTCCAGCAAGTAAGTGCACTGCCATTCCAGCTGACCTACAGTCTATTTTAGATTCTCCTATCTCATCATGTCTATATACATTAGTAAGCATAACTGTACGAGAAGAGAAATCTACTGTTCTTGCCATAGTTTTCTTTCTTGCTGCTCCATTCGGACCAAGGAATCTTTCTCCAAGATAGTCAAATAAGTCCATTACTTTATTTTGAAGTGCAATAGCTCCTTGTTCAAAGTTATTAACTATCATGGAATACTTAAGTATATCTTCTAGGTATACATTAAGTTCGTCTTGTGTTACTGTGTCTTCTGTAAGTTCTTGACGCATAAATACAGGTCCTACCCACTGATGGTGAGTAAATGTTTGATCACGGTTAAGTTTTGACATAACACGTTTAAGTTCAACATTTGCATACTGACCTGTCTTTTGAAGATATTTCTTTTTATCTATTTGGTCCCAGTGGTCATATAACCATTTAGGACCTGAACCTATGTCCATAAGTTCATGGTGTATTTTTAGGTCATACTTCATAAGAAGTCCGTCGTATATAACAAACTGCATTTTAAAATCAGTACAGCATTTATACATAGTTGAATCTACTCTACGAAACATATCAAGAATAGATGGTCTCATAACATAAGTTCCAAGGTTTATTACTCCACATCTTGATTCTTTTTCTCTTTCTGTTACTCCAAATATCTTGGTAGAGAATAGTCCACCCTCGGACTTCTTATTAGTACTATCTACAATACCAACTTTACCTGCTCTTATATAAGCAGGTATGTCAATATCAAATACTCTCATTTAGTTCACCTCTACTTATTAAATAACATTCCCTTGAGCTCCTCTTCTGTGTAACCAAATTTTGGTTTAGATGGGTCTCTTGGGACTATTGGTTTTAACGGAGGCATTCCTTTATCATAGTAAATATCATCTGTAACTCTAGTTAGGAAATTAATATTAGGATGCATATCATCTCCAGTGAATATCATACCTTGTGGATTAAGTCTTGCTATTTCTGCATCTAACATTTTATTTCTCTCATCTTTACTAACTGGAATTCTAGGTATAGTTACATCATCAGGAATTCCTACGCTTCTTCTATAAGTTAATTCTTCATCTGAGTATCTGAAATTTCCATCTTCTCCTATAATAACATCATTTTTCTTTTCTTCAGGAGGACTACTAGGTTCATAATCTGAGTACGTTAGTTTAGCAAGTTTCTTTCTACGTTTTTCTTGTGCTTCACATAACATTCTCCACATTCCTTCAACTATAACAAGTTTCTCAATAAGTTCCTCTGTTGTACTAGCTATTATAGGGTTAGTTCCTATGTCTATATAATCTTTGCTTATAGGACCTGCTGGACCAACATGTTCATAATCATTTAATATAGATTGAAGATAATCTACTCTATCTGGGTCAAACTTTCTTATATGTATTAAATAGTTATTAATAGTAGACAGTCTTTGTGCAAGTTTTTCTTTTTTATCCATTCCTTTATAAGCTACAAGTAGTTCTTCTACTATCTCAGGTTTAGTCATAGAGTTTATTACATAACCTGTTTGATGTATGAAACATTCAGGAATCTTTCTAACATCTGCATCTTTATATAAGGAATTTTTGATAAATTCAGGAAATCTTCTTATATCCTCATTTACATCTATATCAAATTTATCAGTTCTAAATTCATATAGAACTTCTTTTTTAGAGAAATTATCTTTTCTTGCAAGTTTATGTTCTTTTAAGTACCAAGAATAGTTAATTCCCCCATGTTGGTCTATAATTTCAAATACTCTTTTTGCATATTTTGTTCCATTAAGCATTGCTCTGTCATCTGGGTCTAGTCTTCCAGAACATGCACGTATAATCATATTCATTTCATCAAATGTAATTCCATCTATAAGTTTATCATCATCTAAATATATACCGTTAAAACTATTTCTCTTTTGAATAGTATGTTTAAGTTTCTTTTCAAACTCAGTATCTACTATATCAGGATTACAGTATTTTCTAAATATTGCTCTATTTGCTTCTAGAGTAAGAGATAACTTATATGTTTCTAGGAACTTTACATAATTATTATAAGCTTTTATTTCTTCTGCATTTGTTGTAAATAGAACTAAATCAATCATAAATTGAGGCATTAAATATTCACATGTTGCAAATGCTGCATCTAAATCTTTATAGAATCTATCTCTATAAGTTAGAAGCTTTTCTCTAGTAGATTGAATCTTTTTAGTATCAACAGCTATAAGCATAGCATGAATATACTCTTCAACTGTGTGGTTTAGTTCTCCTTTTATATCTTCAATAGTTTCAGATAAGTCTTGGTCCATAAGAGTTTCTCTTGCTATTTCCATAAACTTTCTTACATTTGGTCTTAATACATTTTCTTTTATGTGTAAAAAAATGTGACTTCTGTCTATATAAAACATAAGTTGTGCAAGAATAAAGTTTGATGTAGCACTAACTATTATAGTTGCAATATCATCAAGAGAGTTATAAATTCTTCCCATTTGATATTTCATGTCTATAAGTTGCTCTTTTGTAGTATAAGCATATGCAGATACATCAAGACTTGATGAACTTTGAATATAACTTTGTATTACATATTGTGTATTTCTAAGAAGTGTTTCTTCTAGTATTTTCCAATCAAGTCTTTGTGCAGGTGGTGGTAGCATAAGATTATCTATTATTCTATATGCATTCTTTTCTTTATTAAAAAGAGTTCTATAAGTGTTATATCTTACTTCTCCATATCTAAATGGTTCGTTTTGTGTATCTTGTTGATACATTGCACTTATGTAGTCTTCTTTAACATATCCGTATTTTACACCAGATACAAATCCTTGCTTTCTTTTCTGTGCTTCTTGTTCGGCAACCCAAGCATCGTTTTCAGCTTTTATTTTAGCTTTAAGAGCTTCTACTTCTTCTAAAGATATTACTTTAACTTCTTCCATATTATAATCCTCCTTGAATTCTAATCCTCTTCTATTTTATCTGTTGTATACAGTACTCCTTCTTGAAGTGTTTCATTCTGTTTCATATTATCAAATTGAGCTTGTGTTAAAGATTTAATAAACGAGTAATCGTCAGAACGTACAAGTTTATCCATATCTGGAACTTCTCTTCTTAGTGTATCAGATTCTAGTTCTGCTTCCTTTTTAACTTGTGTTGTAAGATTAGGAAGTATACTTGTTAGTTGAGATTCTGGATATAAAACCCAATCTGGATTTTGTGAGTAACTCCACACATTCATGTTTTCAATAGTAATTCCAGTTGATTTCTTATTTCCTATGCTCATTTTAATATAATAGTAATTATTAGGTGTATCTTTTACAAGTTCAAATACTATAGAACCTAGATAACTTATTCCTACTTTATTTGTACCTAAATTCAAAACTCCAGTATTACTATTTCCATCTATAAAACTTTTACTTATATAAAAAGCAGAAACAGATGTAAGTTTTTCAGTAGGTTTAGAATTATCTTTAAAATTATAAGATACTCTTATTTCTAATTCTTTAGGTAAAGTACTAGTTGGAACTTTAAAGTAGAATGTATCATAATTTCCAGAATAGTATTTAGTATTTTCTAGATTGGTAAGTCTACTTTTAATTGATTTTAAAGTAGTATTAATAGAGTTTATACCATCCATAATAGTTGACATATCAGTTGATGGATGTAATTTTATCTCTGATTGCATTAATACTTCTTTAAGAATTCCAATTAGTTCTCCTTTCTTTATTACTAAATAATCAGTTTTCAATAGGATAACCTCCTTTATAAATTAATTAAATAAACGGGTAAAATTGTTTCAAATTGGGGTACTTGTTGTTGATTTTATAGGTATATATAATAAACTGTAATATTAAATTATTTAGGAGGTATTGAATTATGGAAAGAATAGTTTATACGAAAGATTTAGATGTGAAAGAGTTATTTTGGAGATTGGATAGAAACATACTAGAATTAAGATTCGGGGACCAAAGAAGTAAATCAACTTACGCAAAAAGGATTGAATACATAAAAGAAAAAATAAAGGAAATTGGAATTATCTTAAGTTTGGATGGTATTAAGAGATGTAGATTCAGAAGAAATGGAGATACATATATAATACGCTTAATATAAAATCTCCTTAACGCACACGCATTATTTTTTTCCGCATTTTTATCCTTCGTAAAGTCTTTATTCTTAGTAACTTTTCAATTAAATATTATAAAATGTAACATAATTTATTAGGAGGTTTATTATGAACGATTATCTTATATTTTTAATTGCTTTAATTCTATTCATGTTATTCTGTTATTTTAATTTCATAGGTTCATTATTTTTGGCGTTCGGTATAACTCTAGGGTTCTTCGGAAAACTAGGGTGGGTTGGTCTGTGGATGTTAATGGAATATATGTTATTTAAAAAGAAGGGAGGTAAATAACATGTCTGTCTACATATTAATTAAAATTTTATTATGGGTAATCTTAGGAGTGTGTTTAGTTATTAATGCTGATACATTTTACAGATATATAATTAAATATTGGTGGGGTAAAAAATAAATGTTCTCTCCTATACCCAAACACATGAGTATAGGAGATTTTATTTTTTATTTTGTTTCTTTTGCCATCATGGATTCTGTTGCTTCTTTTTTTCTCTTTGCTTCATCAAGTATCTCATCACTACCTGTAACAAGTACATCTGAAACATTCATTCTTTCCATTATAGTATTCCAAATATAAGGTTTAACTTCTTGATATAGTTCATTATCTTCATATTTACTTTCATAGATACCCTTAAGTGCTTCAAGTGTATCTCCAACTTCTTTTAATGTTTCACTTTGTTTAACATTATTATCACGAACTAGATATGGTGGTAAATATTCAACTGTTATATCTTTTACATCGTCTCCACCTCTTAAATGAAGAAGTCTTGTAGCTCTATCACTTGCAGGTCTTGCATTACGTCTTTGTTCATGAAATATTTTACTTGTTTGTATTTCATCTAAATCTGCAAGTTTACGTGCAAGTTCTATTCTACCGTCTTCTGATGTAAAAAGTGCTGAGTTAAATCCAACTATAGATGTAGCTTCAGTTTCCCACTGTCTCATCATGTCTTTTTCTATTCTAAGTTCATATCCAGGTATTTGTGTATGTTGTACTATATCATCAGTTCCTTGAGATTGATATACTATAGTCTCAGCTGTAATGCTTTGACCACGACCATTAATACGTCTTAAACCACCACGTGTCATTTTATGTGCTGCAAACTGTCTCATAGCATTATTAACACCAAACATTCCTCCACCATCGTTAAGTCCAGATTGTACTTTAATAACATTTATAGGTTTACCATCGTGTATTACCCATGCAAGATATGCTTCATTTGCTATTATTCTAAAGTTAGCTGGAACTCTTGCTTTTTGGAAGAAACTTTCACCAAATCCTTCATTTGTATTACGAGCAACATGTAGTTCACTTGCTGGTATAAATGATATTCTAGACAGATTTACCATATTGTAATTTGCTATATCAGAATAACTCATAGAATTTGATAAATCTTGGTCTTCTATTATCTTTTGTATAGTATACATAACATCAGCATTTTCACGTAAGAACTTTGTACTCATATTTTTTTCTATAAGTGGTCTTAAGTAGTCTGAGAATATAAGTCTTCCAACAAGTTCTTCTTGAGAGCCAGCATACTCATATTCAGAATCTACAAGATTCATAAATGCTTGTGGTTGAGTCATAAACTGTCTTGTAAGTAGTAAGTTTCTCATAAGTTCATGACTATGAGTTATATAAAATGCTCCAAGTACACGTTTACCTGGCATAACAGGTATTGCTCTTTGTCCATCTAGTATTTCAACTACTCCTCCTTTAACAGAAGCAAATAACTTTTCTATTCTTCCATGAGGTATTTGCTCTTTTACAGTAGTTTCATCAGGTTCTTTTATATTATCTCCTTGTGCAATAGCATTATCATTTACTTTATCTTGAGATATTATTTGCTTTCTAGGTGGTTTTGGAGCTCCATCTCTGTGATTAAGAAGGTAGTTACTTGCAACAGCATCTGGGATAGTTCCTACTTCAAATGTTTCCATACCTATTTGCTTATAATCTATATCAAGAAGTATTGCAGTATCATAGAATAACTGTTGTACTTCATTTTCTATATAAGGTTTATTTATAAATCCATCTTCAGTAGATTCAAATCCTCTTGATATATGATTTATATTAAAATTATCAGGAAATTGTGTATTATAGATATCATCAAATGATATTCTATCTAATATATCATTATTTTCAAGTACTGATTCTATTCCTATAAACTCACTACTTGCTGACTCTGTTCCAAATGTTGATATAGTATGTAGTCCAGCATAACTATCTCTTAATGCACCAAGTATTTCATTTGCTGTTTCATCTGAAAATCTTCCTGCATCTGTAGAAATACCATATGTCATATTCTTTATAAGTGGAGTACCATCTGCATCACGACTACCATGTACGGTTTTAGACCTGTAATCAAGTAGTTTTTCAGTTCCACCTGTTACATAACGTTCGACAAAATCCATAAAAGATTCATTTGCAAATCTTGTAAGTTCATATTCATATCTTTTTGACTTAGCAGAAAGTTCAGTTACTCTATCAACCTTTGTTTCTACTAAAGATTCAAATCCACTTATTTGTTCAGATGTATAACCAAACTTCTTAAGATGATTTTCAGTCATATATATACCTTGACTTGCAAATAAAGTAGTAGTTTCAAATCCTTTTTGATGTGGCTTTTCTGGTCTTGGTATAACATCAGGAAGTTTAGCTATTCTTACTACTTTTTCTTTCTTAAGAGTTTTATTTACTTTAGTTTTCTTAAGTAAGAATTTAATATACAGTTCCTTTAACACTTTTCTAAACTGCACATATCTTACAAGAGCCATACCATCACGTCTTTCACGCTTTCTTATATTTACTTCTATATCGAAAAAACTTTCTAGATTTACAGAGTTTGCTCTTGTAGGCATGAGAAGTTCATTAAATCTTGCTATGTCATTAACATCTGTTATTTCTGCTCCAGATTTATCATAATATTTAAACGGAGTTTTAGATGATGCAAATGGGTCTCCTGTATAAGAACCATTTACACAACTATCTATAAAAAGCTGTAATGATTCTTCTAGTGCTGGGAAATTTTCTCCAAGATATATGTTTTGGTCAACCATACGAATAAATGCATGGTTACCATTAGGCATAAATGAGTTAAGTGTTGAAGCTGCAGCTGTTATTCCATCTGCTAGTTCATCTTCTAGACTATATCCAGATAGTCTTCCTTTTTTTAAATCTTTAAATGTAAATAGAGTACCTGTATCTAAATTTATATTTCTTGACGTTATATTAAGTTCATTAGGGTCAAGATTTTTAAGAACAGTATCAGGCATTTTAGTTATATGTTCGTTTCTTTCTTTTATAACATTATCCACATTTTCTAGGTTTCTTTCAACTGCTTTTACAGTATTATCAAGACTAGATTTTACAAGTTCATTATTTTCTTGTGGACTTTTTTCTTTTTCTTCCATCTATTATTACCTCCTGGATTTTATAAATTAAACGGCAAAGTTGTTTCCAACTTATGGGTATAAAAAAGGAAGATACCCGAATAGTAGATTAAATACTATTCGGGTTTATGTTTAGACTAGTCTTCTCCAAACTGTTCTTTTACATCTTTTTGTAATTCTGCTATAATTAAGTTATCTTGTACTTTATTCCAGTCAACTTGCCACTTCTTTACAAGTGTTATTACTTGTTTAGAACAGTCAACAAATTTCTTAAGAAGTTGCTGGTTAAGTCTTATAACACTCATAAGAAGTTGCTGTCTTTTTTCTTGGTCTGGAAAATCTGCTGCAAAATAAGGTAACATTATTTCTGGGTCTTTTTGTATAAGTTTTTCATACATTGCAAAGTCTGTGTTAAATATCTTATTATTCCATTCAGCAGCTTGCTCAATACAGTCAAAGTATTTAAAGACAGAATCAAATCCTTTTGCTATAAATAAATCAACTATATTTGTAGTTTTAAATTCTTCTGGTCTTGTATCTCCTTCTGGTGCAACAGGAAGAAGTTTATCTCTTTCTAATACATAGTTATCTAGGTAGTTATTAGTTATAGTTGCTACAAGTTTATTAACTTCTTCATATGTAAACTCTTTTTTATTAACAGAACTAGTTTCAGTTATCCTAATTTTATCATTATTAAATGTTTCAATTGAGTATCCAATTAGTATGCAATAGTGTAGCATCCACACTCCACCCCTAGGGTTTTGTTCTGTATCAAGTGAAGATATTTGTGTTAATTTCTTTTTAAGTAAATCAAGTATTCTTGCTGTATTTCCAACATTTATCATAAATTTAGGAACTTTTGTGTAGTTTTGCATATTAGTTCTCATTTCCTGTGCTTCAACTTCTGGGTCTTTTTTAACTAGCTCTTTTTTCTTACCAGTAAATACTCTTATAACCCAGTTCTTTATAGATTCCCATATACTTTTAAAGAAATCAATTATACCTTCTGTTCCAACATAGTCAACAGATTCTGGTCCTGCACCCCAGTTAGCAATCTTTTTCTCTCTATTTAATCTTTGTACTTCTTGCATATCATTTTTTGCAATTGCATCTGCATATTTAGCTACTTCATCATCTGGAACTTCAGCAAGCTTTTTACCTTTAAATTTATCAGAAACCCAGTCACAAAGTTTTTTAAGCCAAGAAACTTTACATATAATTGCTATAAATCCAGCTTTAACTTTTCCAAATGCATTACCTATTTTGGTTCTAAACCATTTCCACACTGCTCTTCCATAACCAGCTAATTTACTAAATAAAGCTTTTATAGCAGCCCAGATACGTTTAAATATTCCTTGTTTTTCTTTAGGAGCTTCTTCAGTTTTTTCTTCTTTCTTTTCTTCCTTTTTCTTTCTTCTAAATAATGCTTCCATTCCTGATACCATCATAGATGCATCAAAGTATATTCCTTCAAACCCTGATTGAGCTTCAGACATTTGAACCTCAGAGTCAAAGCCTAAAAGCTCTGACTCAACTGATTCAAGTGCAAAAAGTTTATCTTCTTCAGGTTTAAATGAAGTAATGTTTTCAAGTCCATTTAGACTGAAATCAAATTTCATTATTTACCTCCTTAAATTTCTCCAGAAGACATAACTACTTTTTCTGGAGCATCTTTATCTTCTTTAGATATATAAGATTCTATTTCAGATACAGAAGCTATAAGCTTTCTAGAGATATTAGAAAGTTTAGTTCCGCAATCTCTTAACATAGATAATATGTCTTTTGCTTTTTCAAGCCTTACTTTATCGTCTCTATTTTCTAAGAAACCTTTAAGTAGTTCTGAATCAGCAGCATCTCCTCTATCTAAAATATCTTTTATATATTTATATTGACTTTCAAAGTTTTTAGAGAAAGTGTTTGCAAGTTCATTAAACATATCTAAGAATTTTTGAAGATATTCAAACTGACTATCTTTATATGCATCATAAACAGTATACTGAGATACTTCACTATAATGAATAGAGAATAGTTTGTCATCTCCGACAGATAAAACTCTTTTAGCAGTAAGTATAGTTTGTTCTATCATAGCTTCATTATCATAGTCTTTGCTTTCACTTAGCTCTTGTGCAGCAGCTTTATCTTGTTGCATTATCGCTATTACACTTGTATAACTTCTTAAATAGTTTATTAAGCTTTTAATATTTCCTCCACTTGTAGTAGCTTGATATGGATTTGTTCTTTTAAGTATATCAAGAACATCTACTGTTGAAGTTCTGCCTCCATTTTCTGCAAACATAACTTGTGCTACTCTCATAGCTCCTGCTGCTCTTTTAAGTTCATCAGGAGTTCTATATTTATTTACAAGTCCTTTAATATAGTTTACTACTTTCTTTTTAAGTCCACCAAAGAATCCAGATATAGCTTTCCATATAGCAAGACCTTCTGTTCCAACAAATTCTTCAGATTCAAAACCTGCTCTATTTGCTTGTATTTCTTTTACTATCTCAGCTTCAGTTTGTGCAGTTCCTTCTTCGATATCAGCATCTGTTATATCTCCATTAGGTTTTTTTCTAAGTATAAAATCAACTGCTTTCTTAGCCCAAGCATGTCTTGCTAAGAAAAGAATATATTTAGTTCTTATTCCTTCTTTAATGATACCTAGCTTTCTTCCTATCCATCTAAAGAAGTTCATAAAGAACTCTCCTATTGCTTTAAACATAGCTTTTATTTTATCCCATAGTTTTTTATACCAAGGTTTATCAGAAACTTTATCTACTATAGTTCCTTCAGCTTCTGTTCCTACAGAGAAATCAAGTGCTATCTTAGATTCAACTTCATTTCTTCTAAATTCATCAAGAGATTCAAACATAGCAATTTCATATGTTTCTGCTTCTAATCTTGATGTTAATGATTCTAAATCACTTTTTGCATAGTTTATATTACTTGCTTCAAAATTATTTAAACTTTCAAAACCTGCAAGTGTATAACCAAATTTCATAATCTTATCACTCCTTTTTCATGAGTAACAAAAAAAAAACACTCGTGATGTTAATTCTTGTAACTATTAATATTTCTTAGCATCTATCATTACTTGTTGTAATGCTTGTATCATAGTATCATTTACTAGTACTATATATTTAAGTATTTCAACACCATTTGATATTTGTTGTTCAAGTTCTGAGAAATCAAGTCCACATCTTTTAAATCCTTTTATTATAGAGTTAAATTCTTTTAACATCTTTTTAACATCTGATGTTTCAAGTGATTTCTTAATAGCTTCTTCATTCTTAGCCATTTCTTTAAGTTCTTGAACTATTTTAACTTTTTGTTCATATGTAACACTTTGTCTTACTTTAGTTTGCTTAATAAATTGATTTATAGAGAATACTCCTTGTCTTTCAGCTATAGCTTCTAAATCTTGTGTTATATTTTTAGATTGAGGACTTACTCCTGATACTTTTTTAACTATGTTAAGACCTTTATCAAGTAAACCTTTAAGTCTTTTCTTACACTCATCTAGATTTGCTTTAACTGATGTTTCTTCTACTGGATTTGAACTAAACTTCATAGATAATGAAAGTGCAAAGAATACTACAGATATAGCAAATATATAATAGGCTACTCCAGCTGATAATCCAAATACAACTTGTCCTAAAATTGTAACACCTGGAGCCATAGAAAGTCCAACTAATTTACTTATAGCTGCAGATGATGCAATAACTCCTAAACCAGATAATATAATAGATTTAAAACTACCTATATTACCTTGGAATGATGCACCTAGTACATCTATCATTTTATCATCTCTTGCAAAAGCATCATAATCTTTAAGTAATTCTTTTGATAACTTTTCTATTTCAGGAAAGTTCTTAACTCTAATTTTAGCAAGATTTACAAGCTTTTGGAAATATTCATAACTAATTTGTACATTTGATGGAGTTTGGGATATTTTATCTATGCTCATAGCTCTTATATCATCCATCATATTCTTAAGTTTAGTCATATCTCTAAAAGTAGTAGCATTTCTAAGTGCTCTACCTATAGACGGAAGTATTCCATCATTTAAATAAGCAGATTCAAATCCGAAAAAAGATTCTACAGAAGACATATATTCAGATTCCCCTCCAAACATAGCTTCCAGTGCATTATCTGCTTCATAATCACTTAGTTTTTCTAAATCAACTTCATTCATTAAATTAATCCTCCTTTATTTTATTTAAAACCTATTTTTCCTTCTACCATATCCATATTAGATTTATAGTCAAGTAGGCTATCTGGTTCTGGCTTCTTATTTAACATTATTCTAGCTCTTATAGCAATATCTGCAAGTATTGCAAGTATCATACCATGTTTATTAAGTCCAGATGTCATACGATTAAGCTCACTGTAATTTGAGAATATAAGTGTAGGTCTTCTTCCAGTAAGTGTACCTTCTGGTCTTAATCTGTCTGGTAAAACTGTTGATATTTCTGCTTTAAGAGACCTATCAAGAACTATCTTATCAGCAGAACCAGCATTATCTTTTACAGCAATGTAATATTCAACAAGCATTTTTCCATCCTCAATAGTATCTCCGTTGATTTTTGAGTATCTTCCACTTGTTAGAAGTTGTGGTTCTCCAGATAAGTTTACTTTATTAAAGTTTGAAGTAACACTATCTAGTGATTTCGTATTCTTTTGTAATCTTTGTTTTTGTGTAACATCCCTTAAGAATTTCTTTACAGAATCACTCATAATAGTATCTTTCTTCATTCTATAATAAACTCTTATGTCAACTATCTTTCCTTTGTATTTTGCATGCATTTCTTCTTGTATAAGTGAGTCTGCATTACTAAAAATTGAGTTGATAGTTTCATCATCTGAAAGTTGAGAGTATTTAAGAAGTGTAGTACCAGCATCTACCTCAGAGTATATATCAGTCAATGGGTCAGATATCGTACTGTTCAGGTCAATTGTCCGAGCTACCCTCTTAGCAAGTGGAGTTGCAACAGCTTTAGAAAGCTTTTCAAATATAACACAACTATCTTCCCAACATAATTGATGGTCCATAATAGCTACGTGTTGTAATGATGAAAATGCAAGTCCTATTTTACCATTATTCTTTTTCTTATAGAAGTTTTTATTAAATGCTACAAGGTCTCCTTTTTTAATCATGTCTCCAACTTTATAACCTTTAGAAAGAGTAAAATCATTTCTTAAATAGTAACCTTTATCAGAGTTACGATTTATATCTTCAAGTTTAACACCTTCACATGATTTATCTTTATATTCTATCACTATATAGTCATCATTAACATCTTTAACTTTACCATCCATTTTAGCAAAGTATGCAAATTGTGGTGTCATATACAAAGCTGCTTCGTCTGCATGTGTACTTATAGGACAAGTATCAGCTTCTTCTATAGGTAGGATATGTCCAAATTGACCAGAAACCATAATTACTCTGTTGATATGGTCTGAATCTATATATGGAACAAGGGATTCAACAAATGAATACATATTAGACGGATTAAAATCTTTAACTGCTTCTTCAGGAGTAGCAGAATTATATGTACCAGTTGCATCAGCTATAACAGGATTAAATGGAACGAATTTCTTTATACCTGCTGTTGCAGAATAAGGTGTAGACCTTGTTTCAGTTCCAACATTATGTTCAGCAAATAATCTTCTATCTTGTGTATATGACCTTTCATCGTTTATACCTCCATGTCCTTTAAATGATACTTCTGTACGTTGCATTACTGTTCTTATTGGAGACAAGTCATTACTTTCAACTTTAGATGTAAGTTTATTTATAGTTTGTACAAGTGCATCTGGTGCTATTTTAACATCTGGTCTTGAACCACGTTTTACTTTAGCATTAGATGCTGCAAATGCATCTGATATAACTTGATATAGGCATCTGTTTATAACTTCATCTGGACCTATGATACGATAGTTTCTTATATCAGAAGAAGTATATGTTTTATAGTCTGTAAATAAAGATACAGCATATAACATAAGTCCTATGAAATCAGACGGTATTCCATATACAGAGCATATTCTCTCTGTTATAGGGTCTAAGAAATCCTCTACGAAGTTTTCTATATATAAAGTAGTATTAGAGTTCTTAATGTAATCTTGCATTATTACGTTTATATCAAGTTTATTATATTGTGTAAAATCCATTTCAAGAAGTGGAGATAATAGAAGTTCTGCTGTAACAGAGTTATACTTTATAAGAATATAGTAATCTTGAAGCTCCAAAACTCCGTATACTCTGTTAGTAGTAGGTTTTTTATCTGCAGCCATATTTTTAGAATTAACCACTTTATATTCAAGTCCTAATGTATCTCTTAATATATTTAAAAGTCCGTCTGTTCCATCTTTTGTAAATAAAGGACATGCTATCATAAGAATAAGTATAATTGGTACTTCTCTTCCCATTACTTTTGCATAAGCTCCATTTATTCTAGTATGAGTTACATTTTGTGCAGATGTTATAGCTTTTTTAGCATCATCTCCATATAGCTCTTGTAAAAGAGATAATATAAACTTCATAGAACCTGCTTCTCTTTTATGTCCATTTACATTAACCCACATAGTATCTTTTTCTGGGTCATGATACACAAGAGTAGTTCCTATATGTCCCATGTATGTTTTATTACCATCTTTTTTATATCCACGAAAATCTATATCTACATTTTCTGTTCTTATAGATGTAAAATATTTATTAAGTTGTATAAGTGAATATGATACTCTATTATGATATATAAAGTCTCCTAAGTCTTTAGTGGTTTTAACTTTAATATCTTTTGTAAGTTCAGATAACTTCTTTAAAGCAATCACAACAGACTTCTCTTCCATAGACGCAAATGAACCCTGAATAGAACATATCATCTTTTTACCACCAGATGTAGTTATAATTACATTTTCTCCTGATTTAATTACTGGTTTTGCAGCATTTTGAAAACTTATACGTTTATAAGAACCCCCGATAAATATACGTCCATCTTCAGTAGTTTCAGGAACTTGAAGTTTAAATTCTAGTTCTTGTCCATTATGTGTTTGATATTTAAATGTTTTAAGTGTTCCCATAAATTCTCTATCTGAGATATCTTTACTTTGTACATCTGTAAGAAGTGCAGGATAAGTATATTTCATAGGATTTTTAACTATGTTATGGAAATCATCTTCTTTAAAATCAGTCTTATATGATTTAGTATAAGTATTAATCATATTCTTTGAATAATCTGATTCTGGGTCTATATTTACATCTTCAACTTTAAGAATATGTTTTTTAACATCACTTGCTATTTCTTTAGGTGTTTTAGATGAAGCAACTAACTTTCTTCTAAGTTTTTTAACTTCTGGTGTCTCAACTGACTTTTTAAGATTTGTGTAGTTATGTACTTCTTGTAAAGATAAAGCTTTTTCCATTTGAGTAGCTTCTTTTTTATCTACTATTTCATCAAAGTACTTTTCATGTGATTTATCTCTTTTAACTATTTTATTATCTTCTACTTCTTGAGCAATCTGTACTATCTCATCATCTAAATCTTCATCAACTTCATTTATATTACGAAGTGTTTCTTCAGTTAGTTTATCTTCATCTTCTTCAATATTTGTATCCTCAGCTTCATCAAATATTTCAAGATTAACTTTATCATCATAAACTTCCTCATTTAAATCGCTTATATCTTCTTCTGGAAGTGATTTATCTTTAAGAATAGTTTTTTCAGCTTTTCTTATATCTTGCTCAGAATCTTCTATATCATCTGAACCTGCAAGATTTTCAGCATCATTTATTTCAGTATTTAAATCATCTTCCATCATATTTTCAACTTCACGAACATCTTTACCATCTAGTACATGAAGTTTAGCTAGTATAAATCTTAAATTAAAGTTTTTACTTCTTAGGAAAGTATCATTAAATACTAAACTCATAGAACTTCCTTTTCCATTATCAAATAGAAGTACAACTCCAAACTTTCTCATCCATTCTTTAAATCCCATCATATCAGTTGCCATCCATTCTAGGAAAAGAAGAAGCGGAGAAAAATTCCTCATAAGTTGTGTAAGTATTATGGAAGTTCTTATTCCTGTATCTTTTAGAAAAGGACCTCTAAAATAAAGTATTCTAAATTTATAAAAGTCTTTTCCAGTTTGTTCAGGAGTAAAAGCTTCTATTCTTGATTTATAAAGTTCTAAACAAGCTTGTCTTATTTTAGTTGTAAGTTTCATATTTTTATCAAGTGTATTATTTTCTATAAGTTTTGTAAGTGTAGATAAATCATAGAAAATAGAATCTGCTTGTATAAGAGATTCATTTGATATAATACTTTGAAGAGAATATGATTGTCTTTGAGCTATAATATATCTAATATTTTTAGCATTATCAAGTCTTAATGTTTTAATTCCTATCGGAGCTACTATTCTTCTAGGAACATAATATCTTCTCATTTTAGCTATAAGAAGAGGTGATTTTCTTGTTTTAATATCTTTATATAACTGAAGTGACTCATCCATTGATTTACACATAGAAAATACAAGAGATACTTCAGTTGATGATTTTTCTCCTACGAAAACTTGTGTCTTACCAAGCATACGAATATTGCTATCTTTGAGTATAGACCTTGCTTCCATTCCCACAACTTCATTTTGTGGTTTACTAGAGAAAAAAGATTTAGTTATGTTAAAATACATATTAATTCCTCCTTTTAGTTTATATTCAATTGTCAAAATTCGGGATAAAATAAAAGTAAGTCCCGACATAAGATTATTTCTTATATCGGGATATTTTACTAAATATAATGTATACATAAAGCACATTCATTTATAAGCTCAGGTTTATCTTTTGATGCCATGAGTCTATTGTAAATATTCTTAAAGAATGTTTTATAAAAACCATAGCCTTTATTTATATCTACATATTCATGAAGTGGAACTTTGTACTTTATGTAATTTGCATCTGGAACTAAGATAGGTTTTTCATTTATCTTAGTAAATAACCACACAGGAACAGTCATACTAAGTCCACGCTTTTTACCAATAGTAAATATTCTATCTATTCTTTTATTTACTCTAATATTACTTCTTAGTTTATTATGAATATATAAAAATAGTTCTCCACGTGATTCATTGAATTCTACTATAAATCCATCTATTTCAGTTGGAGAAGCAGGTGGAGAACTTGGGTCTTTAGTTTTAAATACAAGTTTTGTTGCTGTTGAATCATCGTAGTTAAAGTTAAAATTATCAACTTTAAATAGACTAGGATTTACATTCTCTACTAAATTAGAATGTATTTCAGCTCTGTCTTCATCTGAGTAGAATTCTAAGTTATCGTGTTTATAAATAACTTCTTGTGTTGCAGCTGTTTGGTCAAGTGGATTATTTTCTTTTAGAAGTTTGTATCCATCTATTCTTATTCTAAATTTACCAATGGATTCAAAATTATGACTTGTTACTAGAACTAATTGAAGTTTATCTTTTTCTGTATTTCTTCTTATGTATATCTTTTCTATATGATTTCTTATTGCTTTATTTGCAATAAAAATATCATTTATAGAATTGTCTTCTGGGTCTGTACTTACGGTAAAACTAAATGCAGTTTTATCTGTTTTAGATAAAGCTCTATTTGTAAAAGTTATATCTCCTACTACTTCTATGATAGACCTATCATTTATCTTAGTTATAGTTTTATCTACTGGATTTAATTTAACTGTATCAAATGTGTGTTCTACTGTGTTATTTCCATTTATTTCAAGTTCATCTGTAAATGAACCTCTTCCAAGTTGAGAATATACTTGTTCTAATGCATCTATTGTAATATACTTTGTATTTACTGTTTTTAGATGAGCTTTTATATAGTTTATATCTTCTTGTAATTGGTCATCTAAAACTGTCATATTAACAGATGCAGTTATTATATAAGTAAATGTATCACCAGCAGTTCCAGTTACAGTAACTTTAGTATCTCTTGCAAATGCTATTGCAAATATTTGATTCTTTACAAGTACTCCTCTTCCAGATTGGTTTGATACTTTATACTGAATATCATTTTCTGATTTATTTTGAAGTACAAAGAGTGCTCCTTTTGGTATACTTACTACTGTACCTACAGTAGTAAGTACTTTATCTTCATGTACTGTTTGAATATTGAAATTAGTTTGATTTATAACTTCAGAAACTATAGTACCTGCAAGACCTCCATTTTCTTCAGCTACATACATATAAGAATTAGTAGGAAGTACAGAAGATAGATAGTTTTTAGAAGTTAAAACTATAGCTCCATTTGTATCAGTAGGTGGAGTATCTGTATCTTTTATTTTTAAATATACTTTAGAGTTTGGTATTACAGATATATTTTGAACTGTAAAGTAATATTTGCTTGTATTATTTGTTAGTATCTTCTTCCACGTCATGTTTTATCACCTCAACTCTCTCAGCATTCCATTTCATAGGATTTAAATGTTTTAACTCTTGTGTTTTCCACATAATATCAAGTGCATAATTTTCAGATATCTCTAGCTCATCCTCTGATTTATCTTTTGTCCAATCATATCCCCAATATCCACCCATAAATGAGTATTTGAAATTATTAGATGGTGCTTTACATCTAGCATAGTCATTCATATATGGAACTATTTTATCTTCTTCGTCTTTGTATCCTTCACATCCATATACATGAAATGTTCTACTACAAAATTCTTCTATAAGCTTATCATTCTCTTTTTCATATAAGAAAAAAATAGTAGACGGAATAGAGAATTCATAATCTGAATGAATAGACTTTCCTATGTACTCAAAAGATATATTTACAGGTTCATCATATTTAGAATACTCTTTTAATGCATCTTGTGATTTTATAACAGCATTATAGATATCTTTTGAATAAGTAAGTATTTTTATATTCTTGTATTTACCTACTTGTAAATCTATAATATTTGTAATATCATTTGGATATATTATTTGGTCCTCTTTTTTATTAAGTATATTAAAATGAACATTAAACTTCTTTATTCTTTTATAGAATACATTTGCATTAAAGTATCCATAATAAATATATTTTGGTAATTCTTCACCTTCTGTTTTTGAATGTATCATAATAATAAGTGTATCAGATTTTACATATCTACCTTTAGTAAGTAAACCATTTACATAACTCATGTTTAAAATCCCTCCTCAGCTCTTTTATTTTTATAA